TTAAGGCTGAGAAGGCGCATCGTTATGCGCTTTTTCTTTTTTTGTGATACAGTTTTGCCGTTTTTCCAGATCTCCGACGATTTGGTCCTGAATTGTGGGGTATAGATGCGCATATGTAGACATGACGGTTTCCTCGGTATCGCCCAGCCGCTTTGCCACCGCGCTGATGCTGTAACCCATGTCGATCAGTTCAGCGGCGTGAGAATGCCGGAGGTCATGAATCCGGATCCGGGGAAGCCCTGCGGCTGTGGCAATGCGATCCAACTCTTTGTTGAGCGTCCCCTTCCCAAAATAGAGGATACGGTCTTCCGGTTGAAGCCCATAAAGCCGACTGGTATAGTCTTCAATATCGGCCAACAAGAAATCAGGGGCCGTTACGATGCGGTAGCTGTTATCCGTCTTTGGTGCGGTTTTGTCGTCCTCACCATCTTTTCGAACAAAGGTCTTGTCTACCCGAATGCTGCCATCTGAAATATCGACTGGCCGAAGCGCCAGGCATTCGCCGACACGGAGCCCGCACCAGAACATGATTTTTAGCGCCAGCTTTTTGGCCGGGTTCGTGCAATACTCAATGGCCAAGTTGAATTGTGCGTCAGTCCAAAAGCGCATTTCGTGAGTGCGCTTTTTACCCATACTGCCAGCTGCCAAACATGGATTTTTATCGAGCGCATAATATTTTATGGCGTAGTTCATGATTGAAGACATTTGCGCGTGTATGGTTCTGAGGTACGGCTGGCTGTATTTTGGAACCTTTTCGCCGCTTTTATTCGTTTTGGTGGCGGACATCAATTCCGATTGCCAGGAACGGATGGCAGCGGGCGAAATCTCATTGACCGGGAGTTTACCTAAAAAGGGGAGAATGTGAGTTTCGAATATCGACATTTTGGTTTCTATGGAGCTGGTTTTAATTCTGGTAGCCATATCCTTGAAATATAGTTCAGACAAAGCTTTCAATGACATATCGCAGGTTTTGCTCTGTTGGAGGGAGAATTCGTGTTCCCATGCCTTGGCGTCGCGTTCCTTTTTGAACCCGCGCTTGACCTTGCGCCGCAGCGTGCCAGTCCAATCCTTATAACAAACGGAGGCGTACCATGTTTTCCTTTTTTCGTCCTTATAGACCGGCATGATCGCACCTCCTTCTAAATCTTTGCTCCGCAATTGGGGCAAAATTTATCGGCTTCGGAGAGCTTCCCTCCGCAATTCGAGCAAAAGTTCTTTTGTACATCCGCTGCCGGCTGCGGGGCCTTATCCTGGCTCTGCTCGTGTCCAGAAAGAGCGTTTGAAAAAGCAATCTTCCAATCCACAGCCTTTAAGATTCCGTATTTATGTACGTTTCCGTCGTCCGTATAGATGTAAAGTATATCTCCACGGATCCCCTTGCTTATGACCTCTGCCTTTACGATTTTTTCAATTGGAATATCGTAATCGTAATCGCCTTTGGTCAGATTGACCCATATACCAATAGCTAATATTTTGGCGATATTGTGTTTACAGAATATGAACCGCTTATTAGTTAGTACACCATGACCGTTTTTCAATGCAAGATTATGTTTTGACAGAGGGTTTGCGACACCTTCAATAAGTACCTTCTCTTCCATGGCTAATGCTTCCTTACATGAAATTTGCTTATGTGGATGGTAAATTTATCTAAAATTATTATGGGCAAAGAACCATTTATAAGTTATAATGTAATCAGTACACGCGTGTATCAGATTTTTTATAAAATCAGGTGATACAAGTGGAAAATGACCCAGAAAGGGAGAAAGAATTTGAGCTCCAGAAGCTTCTGCAGATAACTCAAGAAATGACCGATGATGAAGTCCAGCGAATTATTTCTTACGCTGAGACTTTACAAATTCTGCGTACTCACGAACTTTCTTAGTTTCATCGACCGAAAGATCTTCAACGGATTTTAGCAACTCCTGTTGCACGGGGGGAAGAGCCTGCCTTTTTATGGTGGGCTCTTTTTTTATGTCTGAAATCCCCAAAAGGTAGTCAGCAGAAACATCAAATATCGCGGTCAGCTTTTTTATGGTTTCATCCGATAAGGCAACTCGTCCGGTCTCATATTTCGAGATGGCGGAATTTTGCACTTTGAGCATCTTCGCAAGTTCTTTTTGACTGATTTCTTTTTCCTGTCGCAGTTCGCGTAACCTGTTCAAGACAATCACCCCCTCTGCACGATTATATATTATCCAAATAGGAAAGTGTAAAAAATGTCTTAATCAGATAATTTTATTTTAAAATGCTATTGACAGTTTCCAAATAAGACACTATAATAAAGTTGCCAAATTGGAAAACAGGTGAGGTGATAGATACGTTTGAAAAGCTTAGGTCTATGAGAACCAGCAAAAATGTATCTGGTGAGCAGATGGCGGAAGTGTTGGGATTGAAAACCCAAGCCGCCTACTACAAAAAAGAGGCTGGAACAGTAAAATTCTCATTGGATGATGCAAAAAAAATCAGTGAATTTTTTCACCTTCCTATCGAGGAAATTTTTTTTGCTGATGAATTGTCTTAAACGGACAATAATAGGGCAACAGATGTCCAAATGAGAAAATAATCACCTGCTTCTTTTATTTTACAGCCAAAGGAGGTGGCACAAAATGGGATTTTCCCCTACTAAGGCGGCTGCCAACATCTACTGTCAGTGTAGGAAGAACGCTGCAAAATACAACGATAGCCTTAACAGCCGGGAAGGTGCTTCCGAGCAACTCAACATATCTGTCTCGACGCTTTCTGACTATGAACTGGGGATCACCAAATCAGTGCCGGTAGAAGCGGTTGTGCGAATGGCAGACCTTTATAACGCGCCAGAACTTCGAAATTACTATTGCACTCACGATTGTCCGATCGGACGCACCGACGTGGCCCCAGTACATTTAGACGAGCTCGACCGGTTGGTCATTGAATTACAGGGTTTTCTCAAAGCGGCGGGGCCGGACCGGGAGAATCTTCTTGACATAGCGGCGGACGGACAAATCGATGAAACAGAGCGCCCTAAGCTGGAACAGATTTTAATTGATCTGGACGCCATCTCAAAGGGTGCGAAAAGTCTAAAGCTTTGGGTGGAAAAAAACCTGGGAGGTGATACATAATGCCTGGCACGTCGTTTCTCCGCCCAGCCGACGTAATGACCCTCATGGATTGCAAGACCAGCGCCGCATATAAGGTGATTCGCGACCTTAACGCTGAGTTGAGCGAAAAGGGGGCATATGTACGGCCAGGGCGGGTATCCACGAAATATTTTTGCGAACGCATGAAAGTGGACCCGAAATCAATCAATTTTGAAGCGTAAGGAGGAAAGAGATTATGAGCAAAGAGCAAATCTCCGGCTGGAAAGCCATTCCGTTCCGCGTCGCTACTCTCTATTTTGCCTGTTGCGGTATGGCGGACACAGCGCCGACCTGGGATGGCTTGCGTGAGTTTACCGATGGGCTGCGCCAGAAGGAGGTGAACGTGGCGTGAAAAAGATTCTTTGGAAGTCCGCATCTGTGATTGGCATTGCCGTTGTTCTCTTGGCCGCCGAAGCTTCTCATACCGGCTCTGATTTGGTTTATACGGTGCCGACGGCCGTCGTAGGTTGCCTGGTGTGTTTTGCCGGAGTGATTCATGTTCGCCAGATCGGCACCAAGGCTCGGACTATACACACCGCTTCCACCGCTTATCGGCTTGGATTTCGCCGCAGTAAACGCGATATGGAAGGGGAGAGACAGCATGAGGTTTAAGGACGGTCTTCACCAGAGCTTTTTTGAAAAAATGATTGCCCGGACACACAGCCAGGAAGACCCATACCGCAAATCATTGTTCTATGCGCTTGGCCTTACCGATGAGACGCGCAACAACATCAACACGCTGTACGACTTCAAAGAAAACGGAATCGAATTTGCCGGCTTATATGGCCCGCATTCCGCGTGGCAGACCGGGACAAGCATCAAAATCACTCGACTTGCGTTCAATTTGTACAACGGCTACTGCGGCCAGACGGACGAAGAAGCAGCCGACTTCACGCCGGAAAGTCTGTTCTGTAATTGCTTTTTGCCTTACATGCTGGAAGCCGTAAAAATTAGGTATCCCGATTACGCAAGGGACGAAAATGACAAATAAAAAGCCGCTTTCCGACTGCAATCGGAAAAGCGGCAGTAAAAAACACCTTATCGCGATTATATATCGCAGATCGGAGAATGTCAAATGAAAGGTCTGAAAAAAGGGACCATCAGCCTTAATGTCACTGGCACGGTTAATATTACGAGCGGGGACTTTCCGGACATTGAGATCAACGAAAAGGCAATTGCCGCTTACATTGCGGATGCCTTGGGACTGATCAAGAAAGATCGGGAGAGTGCAAAATTTCCCGGGACGGTTTCCTTGGTTATTGAGAATTTTGGTACAGCGGAAATTACAAACACCATGACGGATGATTCAAGCGTCCCGGAAACCGAACCGGATCATGACGTAAATCTCTTGGAAGGTGATCCTGATGCAATGTAATCGCTGCGGGCGGCGGCTGAAATCCCCCGAATCCGTGGAAGCCGGGTATGGTCCGTACTGCTACAGAAAACTGTTCGGGACCGCCATTCCGCATCAGCCGAAGACACCGAGCCGAAAGACTAAGGCTTCGATTTCCAGCCGGAAGGGCGATGGGAGACAGGCCCCCGATGCGCCCGTAAGAGCCGTTGGACCTTTGTTCCAGCACGATATCGTCTGTTCAAGAAATCCGGACGGGACTGCTTCGGTTAACATTCAGCAACGGATCGTCCGGCACAGCCCGGACGGGTTCGAGTGGGGCTATGCGGGGAGCGGCCCTGCGGATTTAGCGCTGAATGTCCTTTCGGCTTTCATTGGCCAGGTTGCCGCCGAGCGCGGCGGCCTGTACCAGCGATTTAAAGAGCAGTTCATTGCTCCGCTGCCGGCTTCAGGTGGAACCATCAAGAAGGATGCGATCCTGCAATGGATCGCCGAACAGGGAGTGGATTATGAAAACGTATGAAGCACAGTGCGCCAGTGAAATGTTCTGTTTGCTGGTCGATGGCCTTTCCAAGCCGCCGTTGGACGTCATGAGAGCCATTTCCAAAGTGCAGCACACCGGCACGGCTTCCCTTGCCGACACAGTCATTTCCGCTTGGAAAGACAGTGCCGGGGACGATCACTTCCGCGCCGTTCGCGTGGACTAAGGAGGATATATGCAAGACAATAACGATTCTCTCTCGATTATCAACGAGAGGTATAAAGGCTGCAATCTGTTGATGCCTATGAGCACCTCGGAGCAAATGTCGCCGTTCTATAAAATGACGGTAATGGAGGTCAAGGCTGACACTTCGGATAATTCCGGAGATATTTTCAAGGTTGGGAACGTCAAGGTTGGGAGCGAAACAAGGACGAACCGGCAGGGGGAAGAGTACGAAAAGGGCATCTATGAGGATGTCTATTCTCCCGCGAAGCCGCTCCTGATGAAGATTGCGGCGGCAGCCGGCATCCAGTTCGACCCGGCTCACACCGGCGGTGAATACGTCGGCGGTGACAAAAACGTCTATCGCGGCCGTGCCTATGGGGCCATGAAGATGCCGGATGGCACATGGAAAACCCATGCGGACGAAAAAATTATCAATCTCCATGATTCCGAGGATAACTACCGGCTGGAATTCATGGACAAAAGCTTGAAAGGCATTGCTGACGAGCGGCAGGCCAAGGCCGCCGCCGAGATGTTTTCCGGCAGTTGGAAACCGGTAAAGAACAAGTATGGAAAAGAAGTTCAAGCGTTCTTTGTCGACGAGAAGGACCGCGAGCAGTACATTGAACGCGGCGTCATGGTGAATATGGCACTTCTCCGGAAGACCATGTGTGAAAAGGCCTTGACCGGCGCAATACTCCGCACGGTGCGTGCCCTGACCGGGTTGAAAGGCACATACACAAAGGCGGAGCTTTCAAAGCCGTTTGCCATTCCCCGCGTTACGTTCAGCCCGGACTACAACGATCCGCAGATTCGCGCGGCGCTGCTTAATCAGGAGATCGGTTCCACCGCGGCACTGTTTGGGAGCGCCCCGGCAGCTTCGGCCCCGGTCCTTCAGGACAGCTTGCCGACGGCTCCGGAAAAAGCCTTTGACGCTGAAGCTTTTGCCGCGAACCCCGCATTTGCCTCTGAGTTACCCGACGGCGAGGAACCAGCGGAGGAGCGGATTCCCGAAAGTGCAGTAAAACAGCCTCCGGCACAGTCGTACAAAGAGGAAAGTCTCGAAGACAATTATGTCTGCGAGGTATGTGGAGCCATAATTTCGGCGAAAGTCTATGACTACTCTGTCGATAAATACGGTCGCCCACTCTGTGTGAAATGCCAGCTGGAGGTGCGGTAAATGAAAATCCTTCATACCGCCGACTGGCACATCGGCAACTTTTCCGGGCCGGTGGATAAGGACGGCCGAAATCTCCGCGCCGTCGATACCGGAATGTGCCTCAATCATCTGCACGACATTGCTCTGCTCCAGAAGCCGGATATCATCCTTGTCTCCGGCGATATCTTCCACCAGGCACGGGTGTGGGCCGACCGTGGTCTTACCGAAGTACAGACCGCCATCCGCGTCATTGACACGCTGGGAGATATCTGCCCAGTTGTGGTGATGCGAGGAACGCCAAATCACGATGGGGAAGAACAGTTCGAATCGCTCCAAACCTATTTTTCGCACAGCAAGGCAGTACAGATCATCACGCGGCCATGCGTTACCCAGGTATGCGGTCTGAATATCGCTTGCGTCCCCGGGTTTGACCGCGGTGTCTTCCGGGCAAAGTTCCCCGGCCTCTCCAAAGAGGACGAAAGCCGTGTATTTACGGAGGAAATCAGCAAGATTGTGCTCGGACTGAAAGCCCAATGCGATCCGGCCATGAAATCAGTTTTGATGGCCCATTACACGGTCCCCGGGTGCAACACCGAGAGCGGCCAGACGCAGTTTTTTGCGCAGTTTGAGCCGGTTCTGATGCCGGAGACTCTGGACGCCGCCGGGTGGGACCTCGTGGCAATGGGCCACATACATCGGCCACAGCAGGTGGAGAGCTGCCACAACACGTTTTACTGTGGGGCTGTAAATTCCCTAAATTTCAATGACGAAGGGCAGCAGCGCGGATTCTACATACACGATCTGGACACAGGGATGCATTCTTTCTACGAAACCCCGGCCCGCCGCTTTCTGACCGTCCGCTTGGACAGTCAGAAGATTGACGCCTATATCAATGGTGGCTTTCTTCCGGTAAATCCGTGCATAGAGGCAAAAGACAAAATTGTCCGCGTCCTCTATACCTGCACCGAAGAGCAAAACAAGGCGCTGAACCGTGCTGAGATGGAGCATGATCTCTATGATGCGTTCGGGGCGTTTTGGGTGGCCGGGATTGAGCCGGAAAAGGTGACCATTGGAACCAGCAAGGAGGAACTTTCCGAAAAGACAGACCCGGAAAAAAACCTGGTGGATTATCTGAAGGAAAAAGGGCTGCCGGATTCCGATATCGGCGTGATCATCGAAGCCGCCCGTCCGATAATTGCGGAGGCCACGGCTGGAAATCAGGCGTCGCGGTACACCGGCGCCTTTGTTCCAATCAGCATTGAGGTAAAAAATTACCGTAACTATTCAGACGAGCATTTCGATTTTGGTAATGTTTCTTTTTGTACTATTAACGGAAAAAATGGTGCCGGAAAGTCAAGTCTGTTCATGGACGCGATTCTCGATTGCCTATATGAAGAACCGCGCGAAGGGGACCTTACCGGGTGGATACGGGCCGACGAGAGTGCTCACAGCGGTTCCATCATTTTCGTGTTTTCCATTGGAGACCACACTTTCAGGGTTACGCGCACCCGGACAAAATCCGGGAAGGCAACGTTGAATCTCTCCGAATTTGTGAGCGGAGAGTGGGAAGACAGGTCTTCCGAAAGAATCAAAGAGACCCAAGCGGCCATTATTGACGTCCTCGGCATGGACAGCCTCACCTTCCGGAGCTGCGCTCTTATCATGCAGGACCAGTACGGTTTGTTTTTGGAGGCCAGCAAAGAGGACCGCATGACGATTCTCGGTAATATCCTCGGCCTTGGTATCTACGACGGAATGGAAGGCATTGCGCGGGATCGCGTTGCGGAGGCAAGCCGGCAGATTGCGCGGCGGCAAGCTGTTATCGCGAATCTAGCGCAGGAGGCTTCCGGGGCCGATGCTGTTCGGGCCGAGTACGAATCCACCGGTCAGGAAGCGACTGCGGCAAAGTCAGCGCTGGATACGGCGATGCTCCAAAAGGAAAATATTTCACTGAAGCTGGCCGGGCGACGTGAGGCGTTCGACAAGGCCGTAAAGCTTACCACGGATATCAATACCGCCGAGGGCAAGAACGCAGAGCTGACACGGCTTCAGAATGAACAGCGCGGCATTATCTCTTCGGCTGATGATATCTTGCGGGACGAAGATGTAATCCACGCGAACGCTTCAAAAAGCACTGCTTTGGCAGAAAAGGAAAAGGAACTTCTTCAGCGGCGTTCGGCGGCCGTCACCCGGCTGGAAACGCTGAATGCCACGTCGGCCCAAATTACCACTCTGAAAATCAATATTGGACAGGCCGAAAAAAACAAACTTTCTGCCGGACAGCGCATTGAGGCGATCGGTCAGCAGATTGCCACTGCTCAAAAGGGCGAGAGCGCTTCCGCAGAATTGCAATCCGTTGTCGCAGGGATCGCGGCCATGGAATCCAAGGAGCGCGAATACCGGGACATTTCCGACCAGCTTTCCAAGGCGCAGGCTGTATTTGCGGAAGCGGAGACTTCTTTTAAGGTCGAAGCGGCGGAGCGCAAGCGGGCCGTCGAGACGTATCAGGCGAAAGCCAAAATGCTCAAGGACAGCCAGTGCGTCGATGTTGCAAACGCATCATGCCGTTTCCTTGCAGACGCCAAGGCAGCCCAAAAACAGCTTGAAACCTATATCCCGGATTGCACGGCATGGAAGAGTAATCAGCTTCACCGTCTCGAGCAGATGAAAAGCGAGCTTGAAGCCGGCAAATCGAAGCAGCAGGGGACCGGGTACGACCCAGACGCTCTCATGGGGCTCCGGGGCCGCGCGGACACACTGCGGCCACAGGCCGCCGAGTATGCCAAGGTTGGACTTTACCAGGACATGCTTTACCGGGAAACCGAAAATAAAGCCCATATTGAACAAAATCTCCATGATTCCAATGAAAGGCTGGAATCCCTGCAAAGTGAAATTTCTGGTCTTGAAAAGCTGAAGGCAAATATCGCGGCTATGGATGCAGAACTCAGTGCCCTGCGGGAACAGATCAATCAGGTAAGCGAATGGGTCGAGAAAGGAAAACAGCTCCCCGTTGCCACTGAACGCAAAGCAACGGCCCAGCGCCGCGTTGAAGAAATCGACAAGGAAATCTCCGACACCTTCAGCCGCCTTTCCATGCTTCGGGCCGAATATGACGCGGCCATGAAGGATGCAGCCGGCAAGGATGAGCTGGAAGCGCAGCTGAAAGATGCTGCCGCCCTGGTTTCTACCAAGCAGGACCAGATCAGCGCCATCCATGCCCGCCTCGGTAGTTTGTCGGAGCGTCTGGAGCAGATCAAAAAGAAAGAATCCGAGATTCGCTCCATGCAGGATGAAGTGAACGCCTTTTCCCACCAATCGGCGACTTACAGCACTCTCAAACAGGCTTTTTCGCAGGATGGCATTCCTCACAATATTATCCGCTCCATGCTCCCGCTGCTCACCACGACGGCCAACACCATTCTCGGCCAAATGACTGGTGGAAAGATGGGGATGGAATTCATCACCGACAAGGTGCTGAAATCCAATTCCCGGAAGGAAGTGCCGACGCTGGACATTGTGATCAACGAATACGGCAAGGACAGTTTGCCTTACCTTTCTAAGTCCGGCGGTGAAAAGGTAAAAGCTTCTCTTTCCGCAATCCTTTCACTGGCCGAAATCAAGAGCAGTCAGGCGGGCATTCAACTCGGGATGCTGTTCATTGACGAGCCGCCCTTCCTGGACGCCGACGGCATACAGGCCTACTGCGACGCGTTGGAAACCATACAGCATCGGTACACTGGTCTGAAGGTCATGGCAATTACCCACGACCCCGAAATGAAATCTCGGTTCCCACAAAGCATAGATATAATCAAAGACGATACAGGCAGCCACGTTATGCTGGAATGAGGCGGAAAATATGAAAAGAAAGCTTATCCGCTCCCCGCCCCAATGCTCATTCCTCAAATCCGCCGAAGGGAGGGAGCAGTCTGAACTATATCGCAGAGATCAATGCGTTCTATGATTGGCTGGAATCGAATTCTATGAGCTCATCGGCAATCGCTCTATGGCACGCTTTAATGTCAATTGATAATAAAGCCAGATGGCCAAAGGATTTTTCCGTGGCTATATCAACGCTTCGATCTAAGACTGGTATAGGGAAGGATGCATTGTATACCGCCCGAAACCAATTGAAGCAGAAGGGCCGAATCGATTACCGGGAGCGAAAAGGGAACCAGTCAACTCTTTATCATATAATCCCGTTTGCGTCTGAATTCCAGACACAAACCCCGACGCAAGTGCCGACACAAACCCCGACACAAACCCCGACACAAACCCCGAACAATAATAAACCAAACGAAACCAAACCAAACCAGACAAATAATGATGATGGTGATGATGTGCGCGCCCGCGACGAGAACGGAAATTTGATTACGCCGGAGATACTGTTTTCCGAATGCTTTCAGCAGAGCCCGTCACCAACGGAAATAAAAAATTGTGCGCAGCTGCTTATAATCCATGATCCCGACCTGGTGGAATATGCATTTGAGCGCGCGGCGGAAATGGGCCAGAAGAATCTTGCCTATGTCCGAGGAATCCTGAATCGACTACGGGGCCGTGGAATCAAGGACATGGGGGATATGGCCGATTACGACATGTCACATGAAGGGAGGCGGGCATGAAATCAACGATTAGGGCCAGGACGGCCCATGAAAAACTCTTGTTGGACTCCTTTTCGGCTATTTGCCGGTCGCACAGTTCATGGGAAGTCTGGAGCGATTTCTGCTATATGTTCGCGGCGGCCATCTCCAACAGCATAGACAAAAGTCAGTATGATTCCCGCGAAAAGCAGTATCTGCAAATTATCCAGAGATACGGCAAGGATGATCAGCAGCGGTTCCCCGTGATGGCACAGGCCGTCATTGAGGCGCTGGAAATGGACCCCTGGCAGGACTTCCTTGGCGCTATGTTTATGGCGCTGGACCTCGGAAGCCATTGGCACGGCCAGTTTTTCACCCCATACCACATCTGCCAGTTCATGGCCGACATATGTGATTCCGGGTTGAAAGATGAAATAAAACAAAAGGGCTGGACAAGCGTATGCGACCCGTGTTGCGGCGGCGGTGCGATGCTGATCGCGTTTGCGGAGACGTGTATGAAGCAGAATATCAACTATCAAGAGCACGTTATTTTTGCGGCTCAGGACATCGACATGACGGCCGGACTCATGTGTTACATACAGCTTTCCTTACTCGGCTGCCCCGGCTATGTGATCGTCAGGGATTCGTTGGCGCACCCCATGACTGGACACCCACTGCTTGTGCAGCCGGCAGAAGACACTTGGATAACCCCGATGTATTGCTCCGATGTGTGGCACTGGCGGCGGGCGATGCTCATGATGGACAGGTTGTGCCAGCCAGCAGAATTAAAAGTAGATTCGAAGAAATATTACTTTTTTACATTTCAGAAAGGAGCTGAAATCGAAAATGTCAGAAGCAATTGATGCGGCAATGAAAAAGCTTGATGCCGAAAAAGAAGATTCAAAGAAAAACGTAAATGCCTATATGGCAGAGTCCATTGCCGATTACGCGATAGAAGCCTGCCAATCAGATGAAGCGCTTGCCAAACTGATTCTTCAGGAACAGAAGACGCTCGACAAGTGCATCGCCTATATCACTCAGAAAGCTAAGGAGTATGTTCCAAAGGAGCACGGAAATACCGCTTGCGTTCCGATGCCAGCGGATACGGTTTATGGCTGGATGCGGGAGTATTACAACCTCGATGACGCGGCCATAGAGGCCGAGAACAAGCGCAAAAAGGAAGAGGCAGACAAACGGGCTGCCGAAGAGCGCGCCAAATCTGCGGAGCGCCGAAAACAGCAGGAGGAAGAAAAAAAGAAGACCGAGGCCGAGAAAAAGGCCGAAAAGGCCGCCGAGAAAGAGGCTAAGAAGCAGGATGCCGGCCAGATATCATTTTTCTAAAAGGGGGTGTTTTTTTGGATAAACGAGCTTGCAGACAGGTTCCGGCCATGGTGGCGACACCGCAGGATATCAGTCTGGCAAAGCGGGTCAAAGCCGCAAAGTATATCGCGCGGACCGATGTGCGCCTCTGCGGGCACAAAAAAACGCTGCTCCTGTATCTTTTCCCCGCAGCGGAAATGCGGAAAGGAAAGGCAGAAGCAGCATACCGTGTATTTCTCACACACGATAATTATATCACGCAGGACCTCGGAAGTAAATCCGTCCACTGGCTTACCGGGCAACTTTATTCCATTGCATGGCACTGGGAGGACTACTCAAATAAAGACTGGGTGACCTTCGCAGACGATGAATCGGTTGAACGGGTCACGCAGTTCTATAAGAGCTTCAAAAAATCCGGCGATCCACTCGAAATCATCAGAAAATTTCAGGAAGAAGTCCTGATGAATCGTAAAATGGTTCGCTACAAAAAGATTATTGCGAAAATTGACAAGCGGATGGAGGTTGTCCCCTCTTTGCCGCACGGATGGAAACACTGGGTTGAGGAAACGGCGCTGTTCGAGAGCCGGTACATATTTTACGAATACAAAGACCGGAAACAGATGGACGGCTACTGCACTCATTGCCACCACGACGTCAAGGTTGAGCATCCTCACCATGGGAAATCGGGAGTATGCCCGCGGTGCGGCAGTCCGGTCACTTTCAAAGCAATTGGAAAATCAACGTGTGTCGTTGATCGGAAATATGCCACGCTCATACAGCGCGTTGGAAACGAATTCGTCTTTCGAGGGTTCAGCGTTTGCAAAAACTACAGGGAAAATTACCGCGCACCCGGATTCTATGTAAGCGAGGAAATGAGGGCATTTTCCGATAAAAAATTTGAAATTAAGGGCTCTGACTGTTTTAGCTATGCCGAATTCCGCCCGGATTACAATGTCACCCGCTGGAAAGATGATGTAAATGCCGGAGTCTATTACGACAGCGCGGTCTACTCAAAAAACCTGAAGGGAATTCTCGCAGATACCAAGTGCCAATATAGCAGCCTCTGGACTCTTCTCGAGTCCAACCCGGGGAAAAAATTCAATGTGCTGGCATTTCTGCAAAGGTACAAGCCGTGCTATGAGTACCTGATCAAGATGGGATTTTCACGGTTGGTCGATGAAGACTTCCACGGCGGCGATCTCAGCGAAAAAGCGAAGAGTATTCCGGAGCTGCTTGGTGTGCCAAAATCATGGATTCCCGAGTTGAAAGCGATGAATCCGACCAAAGATGAGCTACGTCTTTTCCAAGCGGCTTATAAGGCTGGGAAAGCCACCACGGCCGATGAAGTCCGTGAGATAGAAGCCATCATCGGCGCTCACAGGGAAATCTTTTCACTGAGGGTCAGCACGACGTACAAAATTCTCAAATATTTCAAACCGATGGTTCACAAACATTGGAATGGCTGTGACGCGTCTGATTCATTTACCACCTGGCGTGATTATATCGGCTTCTGCAAAGGGTTGAGGTGGAACCTCAAAAATGAATTCATTCTGTTCCCGAAAGACTTGCAGAAGGCGCACGATGAAGCAATGGATCTGTGGGAAGCAAAGAAAGACGAAGCGGCGGATCGGAAGATTCGGGAAATGTACCAAGATTATAACTCACGTTTTCATTGGGAGTACAAGGATCTGGTTATGGTAATTCCGCGCTGTGCGGAGGATATCCGCAAAGAGGGCCAAGATCAGCACAACTGCGTCGCGACTTATGTCGAAAGAGTCGCTCGGAAAGGCACCGTAATCCTTTTCTTACGGAAGGCGTCAGAACCGGATAAATCGTATTACACCGTTGAATACAACAAAGGCCGGGTCATTCAGTGCCGTCGTTTTGGCAATGGGGACATGACAAAGGAGATCCACGCAGCCATACAAAAATTTGAGCGAGACATGGCCGCTCGAACCGGAAAAACAAAGATTGGAGTTGGCGCAGCATGAACAAAACGCGAATAGATTGGGCTGATTACACTTGGAATCCTGTTACCGGTTGCCGGCATGGCTGCCCTTACTGCTACGCGGAAAAGCAATCACGGCGGTTCTCCGGGGATGTGCGCTTGAATATTTCGGGTGCGCAGAGGTGGCAGGATACGGACCTTTTTGTGCTGGACGAGCCTATGGATGCGTCCAGCGGGCGGCATATCTCTTACCCGTATGGATTCAATCCGACGCTTCACCGTTACCGCTTGGATACCCTGCGGCAATTCAAAACCGGCGTCAACGTATTCGTGTGCTCCATGGCTGACCTCTTCGGGGCCTGGGTGCCAAACGAGTGGATTCAGATGGTCATGGACGCCTGTGCGAAATTCCCGCAGAACAACTATCTTTTCCTGACGAAAAACCCGGCCAGATACGGGCAGCTGGAGGCGGAGGGAATCCTCCCACATGGGGAGAATTACTGGTATGGGACCACCGTCACGCGAACGTCGGAGCTTTATCGGCTCCAAGCGTTACAGGCCCTACCGGGTGAAGCTCGTCGATTCGTTAGTATTGAACCCATCATGGAGCCGATTTTCCTCTGCTTGACGCCGGACACCGGCGCGGCCCCCCTCGTTGATTGGATCATCGTCGGGCCGGAAACAGGGAACCGGAAAGGCAAAGTCAAGCCGAATCGGGCCGAAATCGAATTCATCGTCGAGGAGGCCCAACGGAATAAGGTTCCGGTTTTTCTCAAGGAGAAGCTGGCTCCCATCATGGGAGAAGAACTCATTCAGGAATTTCCACAGCAACTGCAGGTTCACAGGCACGTCAAGCATCCCCTTCGTGATGGTCGGTGCTCGTTCTGTAAACAGGAGCAGCCCAAAAAGGCGATGATGGCGCTTCTGTCCCGCGAGAAGCGCGGCGCGGCGGCAATGGCAATCGGATATGCTTGCCCGGACTGCTACGCCAAATTCATGGCGGCCATTGGAACGGACAAGGCAGTGAAGGGATATGAGCGTCATGGGTGAGCAGAATCACGGTCTGAGGCCCTGCATGGTAGACAAGAAGCAGAAGGGGTTGTTCCACCAGTGGGAAGAAAAGGCGCAGCCCGTCGCCGCAGCGGCCACCATCGGCGGTGCACCCGCCGGGCAACTTACATATACGCTCGGAATTGTTGAGCTTGACGACGGGTCTGTGATTGAATGCTTCCCCCACAAAATAAAATTTTTGGATAAAACCGGTTCGGTGCCGCCTCAGGAAAAATCCAGACAAAAGGCAAAGTTGCCGCCACGGTGGGCTCCGGAAAGCGAAATCGGTGAGGCGTGCGAGTGGGTTTCGCATACAACCAAGCCCAGCATGTGGCCCTGTGGCTCTGATGGAGAAAAAGCCTGTGATGACGCATGCAAGCAATGCTGGGAAAAATGGAAATCGAGGGATAGCAAAAATGAAGAAACGTAATTGCCGGTGTACACCGGAGGAAAAGGAAAATCACGCGGTCGCGGTTCGGGTTCGTAAAAAGACCGACAAGGAGCTCGTGGAATATCTTGAGCAGGAGAAAAGCGAGGCCTTCAGAGATGGCGTGGAAGCTTTTCTTCACGATATTGACGGGATTCGCGGTATTGGAGCCGTCACGCTGAAAAAGCTCCATGATCTGGCCGAGGAGCGTGGATATCTTGGGGTATAGGGGATGGGAGAACTTCTCCCCGGCAATGCTGAAACAGCATCGGGACCCCAAGCGGCAATGGCAGGGCCGCCGCAGCCGCGAACTTGGCCTTGCGTTTGAGGAACGCTTAAAGGTGGCCTGTGAAGCCTACAAGAACGAGGGCGTCGCTTTCATCGAAAAGACTCCGGAGCCGTTCGCAGTGACGGACAAGCAATATGACAAAAAAGGAAAGTTCCTTGGCTTCTTGGGCCATTTCGAGAAAAAAGCGCAGCCGGATTTCAAAGGCACTCTTCGGGGTGGAAAATCCATTGTGTTTGACGCCAAGGCAACCGAAAAGGACCGGATCGAGCGGACGGCCGTCACCGATGAACAGCAAAGGAATCTCGATTCCCATTTGGCCCTGGGCGCGGACTGTTATGTGGTTGTGTCGTTCAGCCTCAGGGTCTATTACCGAATCCCATGGTATACCTGGAGCCATATGCGCGAAATTTACGGCAGATGCTACATAACCCCAGATGATATTTCAGAAATGCGGGTGACGGAGCGCAATGGAATCATTTGTTTTCTGGAAAGGCAGGTTGAGCGCTGATGGAAAAAATCCAATCCGAGGTCGAGTATCGCCAGATCAAAAAAGATATTGCGGTCGCCCGTAAAATTATTGCCAATGCGACCGTACAGTACCGCAAGCGCAAACTCGGGCTGCGCAACAAGGAGGAAATGGAGCACCCGGACACGGCCTATACGGACCTTGACGGTTATGGTAGCCGAGACGATATCGCTGAAGCTTACGGGTACGGCGATATCACGGACGCCGAGCGTGATCGGCTGTGGGACCTGTGGGACGGCCGAGAGCTTGCGAGAACGGCCAACAAGCGGTATGAGGACCGCATTACAGATATGCTGGATACCGCATATCGGGCCGTTGATCATACTTACGTTGATGCTCTTGATGAGTATGAGGAGGCGCATAAAGATGGAGATTCCTGAATTAATTGAAGAACTGCGCCGTTATGGACTGTCGAACGGAGGCAGTTTAGGGCGGCATATGGGCATTATGGACCTCGCCGCTGATGCGCTGGAGAAAATGGCCGCCGAAAAAAAGGATACGGATGAACACCTGAAGGCCATCAGTGATAGCCTTGCCGAACAGCTCCGCCGCGCCGCCCCGGAAAACAAAAGGCTGATTGATGCCGACGTGCTGTCGGAAGAAATACAGCACTTGCAAATTTTCCTCGCCGGCGAGAGTCTTTTTACGCCCGCGATAAAAGAAACCATTCTGCGGACTATTGATGATCAGGCAACCGTAGCCGCCCCGGAAAACAAGCCGCTGACGTGTGAAGGATGCGATAACCAGAAATGCAGCCCGAAGCACAGTGCTTTTAGCTATGAGGATTGCATGAGGTGCCGCCGCCATTGGCCTGACCGCCACGCCCGCAAACCGGAAGGGAGCGAAACATGAGAATTGTCGACAAAGCCGCCCAGCTAAATCCTGATGGTATGGATGCCGACTCAATTGCAGCAGTTCATTGCCCGTCGTGGTATGGTCTGCCTAATATTACGGGATGCCCGCGAATCGAGTACGTCGGGCGGCAGAAAAAGCCGATTCAGGTCAAAGCACTAAACCTGTGCCGTGAATGCTGGAACCGGGAATACAAGCCGGAATGGAGCGACGCATGAAGAGATACAAAGAAAGCACCGAAAACTATGTCCCAATCCCAGGCTTTTACGACCTGAGAGATTTTGATATTCCAGCAAAAGATTTTCCAGCGTTTATCCATGTGCAGAAGTTTCTGGCCGGTTGGGAAAAAGCAAGAAAAAGAGGGCAGACGGTGCCGCCAGAAATCAGAAATGTTAGCGCCCAATATCAGCAGGCTTTATTTGCCTACGCACGCAAGCCAGTGGGGGACGAGCCATGAAAACTGATGCCGAAATCGCCCTGCAGCTTGCCGCCCGCGATATTGTCAGAATGCAGAGTTCAGCGTTTGGCCTTCCGATTGATACCGACCGCGCTAATACGATTTTCGAGGAATATATGCGTGAAGCCAAAAGAAGCCGCACTTCCAAAGAATCCATCAGGAAACTTCACCATCAGAACGAAGGGAGATAAAAATCATGAGATTGCGTAAAAGGGAGTTGGGTACCCGGAATATGGTGGGTGCCCGCATTGAGGCCGCCCGCAAAAAGCAGGGTATGAAGCAAAAAGAGCTTCTGGCACAGCTTCAGGTGAACGGGGTGGATATGAATGCCTCCGGCCTGTCGAAGCTGGAGGGGCAGATCCGTTACGTCAATGACCGCGAGCTTGCCGCGCTGGCCGACATTCTGAACGTTTCCGTTGACTGGCTGCTGGGCCGTGAAAACGAGATGGAGGAACAAAAATGAAAATCATCTGCGAAAAATCAAAATTATCGGAGGCGGTTGCCGCCGCTTCCCGCGCCGTCTCCAGGGCTGCTTCAATCGCGGCGCTTGAAGGAATTTATATGGTGGCGGAGGATAGCTCCATTACCATTTGCGGAAACAACCTCGATATGGCCATCCGCACAGAAATCAAAGCAAATGTGCTGGAATCCGGAGAAGTGTGCATCCCCGCTAAGCTGTTCAGTGAAATTATCAGCAAAATGCCGGATCAGGACGTGACCATCGAGACCGAGGAAAAAGAGGTCGTCCGAATCCGGAGCGGCAAGAGCAAATACAAGGTGACCGGTTACAAGCCCGGCGAGTTCCCGCAACTGCCGCAGCCATCCTGCAATCACAGCGTGACCATTCCCGATAATGCCCTGAAAAGCATGATCCGGCAGACGCTGTTTGCAGTTGCCAAAGGTGGAGCGAAGCCCATACATACCGGCGCTCTGGTGGAAATCGGCAATGGAAAAATCTACATGGTCGGGGTGGACGGTTACCGAATTGCCATTCGTGAGGAAGCGGTGAAATGCGACGAAAAGGATCTTCACTTCGTCGTACCCGGCACGACGCTTCAGGAAGTGAGCCGGCTTATTCCGGATAACGATAAGCCCTGCTCCATTACTATTGGCGACCGTCACGCCATGTTCGCGCTGGGAGATTACACGGTTATTTCCCGGTTACTGGAGGGACAGTTCCTCGATTGGCGTGCCGCCCTGCCGAAGTCCAGCGAGCAGACCGCGGTGGTTTCCACTAATGATCTGATTTCGAGCGTCCAGCGCGTGGCCCTAATTATCACAGACGCGCTGAAAAGCCCGGTTCGCTGCCAGTTTGAGGACAACAGCGTCAGCCTCTCCAGTCGCAACGTGACAGGAACGGCAGACGATCAGTGTGATATCAAGTACACCGGCGATCCGCTGGAGATCGGGTTCAACGACCGCTACTTGGTGGAGGCGCTCCAAAACGCGGATTGCGACGAGGTGCGGCTGAAGCTGAACGGCCCGCTTTCCCCGATGCTGGTCTCGCCAATGTCGGGGAACAGCTTCCTTTTCGTTGTGCTGCCGGTGCGACTAAAGGACGGGGAAAAGTGATGCCGACTTATGCAAAGGACACGAATGTTTCAAGTGAGCTGTCGCGCCTGGAGATTGAGAAAACTTTGATTCGGTACGGGGCGGACAATTTTGCTTACGCTTCGGCGAGCGGGAAAGCAATGGTCGGGTTTACGATGCGAGGGCGACAAGCGCGTTTTATCCTGCCGTTGCCTACCCGCGATGAATATCGGTTGACCCCGACAGGGAGAGACCGGAGCGAAAAGAGCCAGTATGATGCGTGGGAACAGGCCTGCCGCCAGCGGTGGCGGGCTCTGCTCCTGGTAATCAAGGCCAAGCTTGAAGCTGTGGAATGCGGAATTTCAGTTTTTGATGAGGAATTTCTTGCGAACATAGTTCTTCCTGATGGCCGCACCGCAGGGGATTTCATGGTGCCGCAGATCGAAAACGCCTATCATACACAAAAAATGCCGGCAATGCTGCCGATGTTGGAGGAAAAAGTATGAATTATCAGCCTAAAATCGTAAAATGCCGCCTGAAAACGGGCGGCAAGAGCATAGAACAGATCCGCACGAAGTATATAGGGCAGGGCATGGTATACCGGGATTTTGAGAACATACAGCGGGCAAATGAACAGTTCGACGAGTTGGTCCTGGTCCTGGCTCTGTGGGATTATGACAAACACGAAAGCTATCACATGCACGGTTGGGACCCGGCGGACGACGAGCGGGTGATGATGGGTATTTATTATTCCGAACAGGTTCATCCCTTCCCGCAATATAAAAACGATCTCGAAAAATTCAAAGCAGACTGGAAGGCGGGGACATACGACCCCGGCTGCTCCCTGTGCTTTGACAAGGAAGACGTTGAGGAAATTGAGGTGGTTTCCGAGGAAGTGATACCACCGAGGCCGCCGCGCTCCGCCCCGTCGTCGAATCAGAAAAAGAAGACGCACCGCAAAAAACAAGCGAGGAAGTGAAATCATGGCGGCTGAATTTGAAAAAGTGGTCTCCGCCCTACATACTCTCCGGGTTGGCCGGATTTCGGAAGAATACGACCTTCAGAAGAAAATAGCGACCGTCTTCGACGCTGCTGGGGTGGAGTACGACAAGGAGCATTATCTCGGCCGTGGTAACCGTGTTGATTTTCTTACCGCGACGGGGATCGCGGTTGAGGTGAAAAAAGGCAAGCCGAACCGGGCGAGGCTGGTGGATCAGATCAATCGGTATGCGGCATTTGACGAAGTGCATTCCGTTATCATCGTGGTGGAAACAAGCTTACAGGACCCCATCAATCATTCCAGCAATGGGAAGCCGTGTAAAGTCATTGGGCTTTTGAAACAGTGGGGGATTGCCCTATGATCCCGGCATATCTGCAACGCGCCCCGGAAGCCGGCGATAAACCATTCGGGTCGCTTGAACCGTGCCGCAGCGGCGGTCGGGTACAGGAGTGGCTGATACGTGGGGACGCCGGTATGGTCGAATTTGTGAAGAGACTATTTCCCGGGTCCACCTCGGCGGGCCGTGGTCAGTGCCGATTCCCAAATACGAAGCGTAACGCCGAAAGCCTCAATTGGCTGATGCTTCGGTTTCCCCTCAAAATACTGGACTCGGTGGCGTGGGAAGAAAGTTACAAAGGGGCCGTTGAACATGCCTTGAGAATTAGGGAATTCAACAACCGGCCCGATAAGGTGGAGCAGCCTCCGGATTTCATCGGCACTTTGATGGATTTTCAGCAAGAAGGTCTTTCGTACCTTGTCGGGGCCGAGCGGGCGCTCTTGGCAGATGAAATGGGACTCGGGAAGACTCCCCAGGCACTCGCCTTCCTTGCCGCGAAAAAAGCTTATCCGGCGTTGATTATTGTTCCACCCCACTTGGTGAAGAATTGGGAGCACGAAATCAATCGCTTTATTCGGCTCCCAGGTACCGGGCAAATGTCCTTTTCCGACGAAAATCCACAAGGAGCCGTACATGTTATCCATGGTCTGAAGCCGTATGAGCTGCCGCCCGCAAATATTTACCTGATGCATTACCTGCTTCTGCGGGGATGGCAGAACGCGCTTCCAGAGTATGACTTTAAGGCTGTGGTCTTTGATGAAATTCAAGATTTGCGCCATCCAAACACGTCAAAATACAGCGCCGCGTCTCTGGTGGCGTCACATACTCCATATTGCATCGGCCTGAGCGGCACACCGATCTATAACCGCGGTGGAGAGATATGGTCGGTAATGAACATCATTGAATATCATTGCCTCGGAGATTGGGACAGTTTCACCCGCGAGTGGTGCGACGGCTATGGCAGCGACGTTGTGAAAGATCCCGATGCTCTTGGAAGCTACCTAAAACGTGAGGGTCTGATGCTGCGCCGGACAAAAAACCAGGTGCTGAAGGAGTTGCCGCCCAAGCGGCGGGTTGTCCAGACGGTGGATTTCGACAGCGGTACATATGGCGAGCTAATTCAAAATGCAGTCTGTAAAGCCCAAACCATTGACGGCATAAAAGACCATTTTGAAAAAGGCCGCGTCACCCGTGAAATTGTCAATGACAGCAGAATGGCTATTGGAATTGCCAAGGCCCCGTTTGTGACTGATTTCTTGAAAATGCTGCTGGACGCCGGGGAAACGGTACTGGTGTTCGCGTATCACCATGCCGTGTTTGATATCTATCAGGAAGCTTTGAAGGATTACAACCCGGTGGAAATCACTGGCCGTGAGACGGCAAAGGAAAAGGACATGGCTGTTCAGGACTTCATGGGCGGAAAGACTAATATCTGCATTGTTAGCCTGCGGGCAGCTGCCGGCCTGAACCTTCAGCGCGCGACGTGCGTCGTGTTCGGGGAGCTCGACTGGAGCCCAGCGGTGCACAGCCAAGCGGAGGACCGGGCGCACCGGATCGGGCAAAAAGACAGCGTCCTGTGCTATTATCTGGTCGCGGAAGAGGGGACGGATGAAGTGATTCAGGAATTCCTCGGCCTCAAGATTTCTCAGTTCAATGGAATCATGGGGGACCGCACCGAAACCGAAGAGGACAAGGCCATCGCCCAGGCCGTTGCCACTCAGCATATGTCGCGGATTGTTGAAAAGCTGAAACAACGGTCCGAAAATTCGGAGAGTAAAAAAAGGCGGCTCTCGTCGTAAGCAAGAGCCGAAGGAGGAAATCTGATGGATAAACTTAATGTTACATTTCAGGGAGTAGTGAGTAAGCAAGTAAATTGCCTTTGCGCTTGTTGCCATGACACTACAAAAGTGCTTAAAGTGCATATACCATTAACGCTCTATTTTGATGGAAAAAACTTATCCGCAAAATATCACGAACTTTGGATTTGCAAGTCGTGTGCCGAGAAACTGATGGCAGCGCTCGGAAAAATTACTGATTGCAAAATTGACGGTGCGGGCCATGGATCGGAGGCGCACGATGGAGAATGAAAAGGCGCTGGAGCTTATGAACGGCGCGTATTCCGCAATTGGGAACCAGGTTGTCATTCCGGGTGCGGATAGTCAGCTGATTGCCGCCATCAAAACAGCGCTTGCGGACATGGAACGGCTCAGAAAGCACGATGGGGACGCAATGCGGCTGGCCAACAAGCTCCTTGGAGAGCGCGATACCCTGAAAAAAGCGCTGGAACGGTACGAGAATCCCACACAATGGCTTAATGATATTAATAATCCGCTTGAGCCAATTAAAGTAGCTGCGGCGCTCCGGTCAGAAATTCTCAAGTACAATTTCCGCTTAGAGCATAAACCGGAAACAATCAGTGAGTTGGACGCAACCATCATCTATGCGCTTCGGAATGTACTGAGCCAGGCGCAAGAACAGGAGACGCAAAAATGATTCTTTACCATTTTTGCGCAGCTCACATGAAAGATGATATTCTCGCCGAGGGCCTGACGGAAGGGGCGTTTCCACACTGGGAGGGGCGTGAGCTCAAACCAATTCTTCGGTGCCAATGGCTCACGGCGGACCCGGATCCGCAAAATCAGAGTTGGGCGACTCAGCAAATGATTGATTACAGCCGCACGGCATTCCGCTTGACCATCAACATTCCACAAAGTCACCATAAAAAGCTTGTCCGGGCGCTTGACTTCATCCGGGACATGCCGGCAGAGGACCGGCAGCTCGTAACCGGTTGGCCCGGTGGTGAAAAATGGTACATATACCGGGGCAATATCCCGCCAAAATGGATTGTCGGCTGTCACAAGATGGGTGAGCAGGGATGAAATGCTTTACTGAGAGGGAATACACCATTGCCTGCGGCCATTGCCAGAACGTGGAGGCTATTTACGATTCTGATAGTGAATATCACTGGAACGATACTCCGAGCCGGTATTTCCACCGGCTCGGGTGGCGCACAGATGCAGATGGAGAAAACATCTGTCCTTCGTGCAGAAAAACGTATAAAGGGAGGTGTCGGTGATGGCTGAAAGCCTTGACGGAATGCTGTTATCGTGCAATTTGGAACTTCTCAACGAAAGGATGCTCAACCTTGACGCCGGATTGCTCGGCATGGGGGAAAAGGAAACCATGCAGGTGAATAAAGCGTTTTTGACCGCCGTCAGCAACTACATGGGGGAGCTGTTCGCTATTCGGCACAAAATTGATGCCGGCGAATTGGTGCCAGCTCCTGTAAAATGCGGGGAGTGCCGGTTCAGGTGCTGCAATAACAAGTGTATACTGGACGATCCCCCCCGCCGTGATTTCGACGATGATGACTTCTGCAGTCAGGGAGAACGTGAGGAGAGCGAAATCAAATGAAACGCTACTTTGACTTTTACGAAAAGAAACAGTGCGCGGAGCTTGACCTTGTGAACGGAAGCCCGGCCACTACGGCTCCGGTTAGCGAGTTTGAAAAATTTCTCCACGCTAAATTACATGAGGTAAGCCGGCAGAAATACCAAGCGCTGAGAACAAAATATACGGAAATTTACGAATTGGAGGATGAAGAAAAATGAGCACTACAGAAATTTTTGGATTCGCAAAAGACGGCAGCGCCTACTTCCTCGGAGAGACTAAGAATTCATGGCGCGGCGGCATGGCGGTCTGGGGAATTCTTGAAGAGAAGTACTTACCGCCGTATCTGCCGTCTTATGCGCCTCCCGGTGTCTTATCTGTCGATGAATTTGAGCGTCACTTGGGCTGGAGGCCTACGCGGACATCGTCCATCATGGATGAAAAGGCCATGAAAGAGATATGGGATCTCTCCGACAGCAAAAAAGTTTCCACCACGGACAAAATCGTGCTTTTCACCACCTTCGACAAATGCCTTGTCAAAAGGGCCGACATTCCGAAGGTGATCGAAGCCTTCCGAAATTTCGAGGGCGAAACCTCGCTGAATGAACAGGCTGACGTTTTACAACAGGCACTTGATGATGAAAAGTGCATTGCGGTCGGCTGGAATCAGACCAGCGTAAACGGCGACACATGGGGCACCATTGGCGGATACGACGAGGAGAACGACGAGAGTATTCCGTATAACTGCCTGACACAGAATGAGCATTACTGGCTTTTCGATGAGCTGAAATCGATGGGTGGCGAAAATGGAGCATGACAAATTTCTTCTTGCAAATTTGATTCTCTGGTACGATTTTGAAATATTCAGACACAAAGTCAATATCGCCGTCATTAACCTTCACCTACGTTTCTTGCGGTGGCGGCGTAAAAAGCTGAACAAAGCAAAGGAGCGTGGAGATAACCATGGCTAAATCTTTTTATGAGCAAAAATGCCGCATTTGCGGCTGCGACTGGAACCACGCCTGCAACGATCATGATTACTGGTTCGCCGAAGATCTGTGCAGCGCTTGCGCCGAGGCGATGAAGCCCATCCTTTTCAACACGCCCATGGTGCAAGCAATTTTGGAAAATCGGAAAACGAACACACGGCGGGTGGTTAAGCGTAAAGGATATGATGATAAAATACACGATCCCATAAATGACTTCGCGCAGAACTTTTCTGACGATCTTTGGGAATTTGGTCAACGATGGGAGAATCGTATAGCACCGCAACACGCAATAGGGGTTCGCTCCCCGTCTCAACCCGGAGATATCCTCTATGTGAGGGAAACGTGGGGAATCGGAGGCTTTGACCCGGAAAGCAATGAAATGTTTGTTGAATACAAGGCAGATGGAGCCAATGCAAGCATTGTTCTTCCCGAGGAAAAGTTCCAGAAGTATTATGAAGGAATGTCAGAAGCAGAACCGGATTGGCACCCATCCATTCATATGCCCAAAGAGGCCGCCCGCCTGTTCCTGCGCGTGAAAGGTGTCCGGGCCGAACGGCTGCGAGACATTACTGAGGATGGTGCAAAGGACGAAGGGCTTGTTTCCACGGCGAAAATGACGGCCGATGGATTAGATTATACTGGTTTAATGGCCTATGATCAATTTCACCCATTATGGGACAGTACCATCAAGAAAGCAGACCTGCCACTTTACGGCTGGGCCGCGAATCCATGGATATGGGCCTATGAATTTAAGCGCGTCGGCCTTCGTCAAACAGCGGAAACGGCATAAAAATGGCCCCGCCTGCCCGCCAGCAGAACGGAGCCAAGGAGGCTCGTCCTCCCTCACACCTATAATTCAGTATATCAAATTTTACTTTACACATCAATAGGGAGGGCAAGAGCATGGAAAACAATCTTTCTACCGAGGAAATCGTGAAAATAGCCGCGAAAGAAGCCAGCAAGGCCACCATGGAACGTCTTGAAAAAGAGCGCCAGAAGGAAAAAGCGACCCGCTATGATCGCCGGCTTCACAATACAAAGCTTCTGCTGCGCAATTACCGCATGTTGGCCGCCTATGTCGAGGAGGCAGTTTACACACAGACGCCCGAGGACGAAAACGCCATTGATATACTCGACTGCATGTGCGCGGAAGCATGGAAAACTGAGGACGTCGAGATTGAGAGCATCAAACGCAGCGTGGCCAGGACACACATCCTCATGGAGCACGTCACATCGATGCTGGAACTGTATCATACCATCTGTGAACTGTCCCCACGGCCGGAAGACGGGCGGCGCTGGAGAGTAATCAGCGGTGCGTACATCGAAGATCCCGAAAAAACCTTTGCAGAACTTGCAAAAGATGAAAATTGCGATACCCGGACAATCCAGCGCGACATGAAATTTGCAACGGAGAAATTATCGGCTCTTTTTTTCGGGCTTGACGGCCTCGAAACTCGGAATGATCACCAGCGATAGGGAGGTAATGTCGCAAACGTGTCGTTGACGTGCCATGAATAATGTGATATTCTGATACCGTAAAATTTTATCAGATGCTTGGGGTCGCTTTCGGGCGGCCCTATTTTTATGCGTGGAGGTGAAAATGTAAGCGAGGCAGGTTACTCCTTCCTGCTCCGTTACCGAGGTGCCGGGCGTTACGCCAAACAGCCAGCGCGGAGGAATACAATGCAAGGAGTATTCACATGGTCGTGAAGAAAATGCCGCTGGATAAGCTTAACCCGGCGGCGTATAACCCACGCAAGGATCTCCGGCCAGGGGATCCCGAGTATGAAAAGCTGAAAAACTCGATTGAGACGTTCGGCTGCGTTCAAACCATAGTATGGAATGAGCGCTCGGGTAACGTAGTCGGCGGCCATCAAACGCTGAAGATCTTGAGGGACTTGGGCCTGACGGAAGCGGATGTAAGCGTCGTTGACCTGGACGATAGCCATGAAAAGGCGCTGAATATCGCCCTGAACAAGATCTCTGGCGAGTGGGATGAAGCCAAATTAAGTGAAATCCTTTCCGAGTTGTGCGACGATGCTGATTTCGATATCTCACTGACCGGCTTTGACCCGGACGAAATCGACCAGATCAGTGCGAGCATGGCTGAGGACGCCAACGGAATCATGAGCAAACTGCAAAACAATGTTGCCGGCACGCTGGCGGACACGTTTTTAATCCCGCCATTTTCCGTGCTGGATGCCCGTAAAGGGTACTGGCAGGACAGGAAAAAACAGTGGCTGGAATTAGGTCTGAAAAGCGGCGACGGCCGGGGAGAAAATCTCACGTTCGCAAAATCGCTCCAGATGGGAAAAAACGATAATGGCACCAGCGTTTTTGACCCGGTATTGTGTGAAATCATGTATCGGTGGTTCAATGTAGAAGGTGGCATGGTATTGGACCCGTTCGCGGGCGGCTCTGTGCGCGGAATCGTCGCCAGCATTTCAAAAATGCCCTATGTCGGCATAGACCTGCGACCGGAGCAGATCAATTCCAACCTTCAGAATGCGAAGGATCTCGGAATACCGGTGGGGGATACGCTCAAATGGGTCGCGGACGACTCGCTGAACATGGACGCGCATGTCGATAACGGGACAGTGGACATGATTTTGACGTGCCCGCCTTATTTTGACCTTGAGGTTTACAGCGACGATCCCCGCGACGTTAGCAACATGGACTATGCCGGATTTATTAAAGTGTACTCCGCCATCATGGGCAAAGCGGCCGAAAAGCTGAAAGAAAACCGCTTCGCTGTGATAATCCTTTCGGACGTGCGGGAGGATTACGGATTTTATCGCGATCTGACCGGGTTGACAAGACGGGTAATGGCTGAAAAGGGCCTCGGCCTGTACAATGATATCATCTTGATCAACCAGATCGGCTCGGGCGCCTGCCGGGTACGCCGGAACATGGTAATGCGGAAGGTGGTTCGGACGCATCAGAACGTGATGGTCTTCTATAAGGGCAATCCCAAAAACGTCAAAGACTATTTTCCGGAGCTCAAGGAAATAAACGACGATGAAGTTGCCAATATGGTCCAAGATGATTCGGAATAATTCGTGAGCTTTCCATCTCGAAGAATAACCGCTGCTGTATTAAGATTGAGCAAATTGGAAGGATGATGCAGCATGACGGATGAAATCAGAATGCTCCGGGAGAAAGCCGAGTGCGCGAAAATCGGGTATTTGGCCGGGGAAATCTCGCGGGAGGAAGCCGAATCGTTGATAAAGCCATATGCGGATGCGTTCAATGCAAAATCGCGTGAACTGGCCAGAAAATACCACAGAAGGCCGCAACAGTTTTCAGTTATAGCGTTTTTCAGATAAGCCGATAGCCGCCGTGAGCAAAATCACAGCGGCTTTTTATATGCCGCCAAGGGTGCGAGAGCCTGAAGCGGTAATCCTCCTTTCGGTGCGCTGTCTGAGTGGCACGGGCGGCGCATAAATGCTGGAATAGTTCAGTTGGCAGAACACCTGTTTTGTAATCAGGTTGTCGAGGGTTCGAAACCTTCTTCCAGCTCCACGGCGGCGGGAGCCGACCACAGGTGAAACGCGTAAGTAACCTGTCAAGAATCCGTAAGTCCGCCTTTATATGTCAGCAGCACAACCGGTCCAACCGGATCGGCGTCGGCGTGTTAGCCGGATGCTGACACAAGCCGAATATTACAGGGCGGCCTTCGGGCCGTCTTTTTGTGTGGTGAAATGCGCCATGAAACATTGTCGATATCATCCGGAATTCAATTGGCAGGTCTATGGCGCTGCTGAAAAGAGAGCCGATGAATACTGGAAAAAGCGGAAGCAGATGCAGGCCATAGGCGACTCAAAGACAATTAATTCCGAAAAAGAAAATGAAGAATACGGTCCGCAAATTATCGGTCGGCGGTAAATTTTGCGGGACAAACGTAACGCCGGAGGTGGTGATATGTAGTGGACAAGCACGATCCCGCGTATGAGGACGCTTTCAAGGATTGGCAAAGCGGCATGAAGTATAAGGAGATTGCCGAAAAATACGGCGTCACTTTGAGCGCGGTAAAATCGTGGGCCACCCGCGATTGGAAGGTACGAAAAGTTGCAACCGAAAAAAAGAAAAGTTGCAACCAAAAAGGACGCAGCGCGAGGAGTAAGGCGCAGTTAGGCAATCAGCACGCGGTAGGGCATGGTGCTCCGCTGCGGAACCAGAACAACTTAAAACACGGCCTGTACGCGGGAGTGTATTGGGACGTCCTTTCAGACGACGAAAAGGCCATGCTTGAAAACATGGATTTCTCCGACGAGGAAGAACAGCTTCAACAACAGATCGCAATGCTCTCCGTGCGTGAACACAGATTGATGATTGATCTGAACCGAATGCGCCGGATCGGTCAGGACGGCAAGAGCAATAACATGGGCATGATGCTCTATACGGTCAGCCGGGGAGAGTTTAATCATGAGCAATCGGATAGCACCGGACGCGTGTGGAAGGTTCCAACCGAAGATGAAAAGAAAAACGGGCATAGCGTCCATCTCAACACGACAATGGTGTCCGTCACCGAGACAATTGTCCGCTTTGAGGCCGAGCTTACCCGCGTTCAGAAGCAAAAAGCAAAGTGCATCGAACAGCTGAACGCAATCCGGGAGTCAAAAAAATCTGACGGGCAGCCTTCGAGTGACTTGGCCAATGGTGAAAATAAGGTCGTGATCGTTCTACCCGATAATGGGAGGGATAAGAAGTGATCGAAATCGGTCCTCAACCTGGGCCGCAGGAGCGCTTCCTGTCCAGCCCGGCGGATATTGTTTTTTACGGCGGCGCGGCAGGCGGCGGCAAAAGCTACGGTCTGCTATTGGAGCCATTGCGGCATATTGACAATCCGTCCTTTGGCGCTGTAATTTTCCGTCGCAATGCCAATCAGATAACCAACGAGGGCGGCCTTTGGGATACGTCCATGACGATCTATCCATATGCGCACGGGCGGCCGTCGCTTTCGCCGAGGGCTACATGGAAGTTCCCTTCCGGCGCGAAGGTGTCTTTCGCCCATATGCAGTACGATCAGGACCGCTTATCCTGGCAGGGCGCACAAATTACGATGATCGGCTTTGACGAGCTGACGCATTTCAGCCGCAAGCAGTTCTTCTATATGTTATCGCGCAACCGCTCTGTGTGCGGAATCAGACCATATGTGAGAGCGACCACGAACCCGGACGCTGAATCATGGGTGGCCGAGTTCATTCAATGGTGGTGGGACCCGGCGACCGGGTATGCAATTCCCGAACGGAGCGGCGTCCTCCGCTACATGGTGCAGATTAACGACGTTATCCATTGGGGTGATACGCCTGCCGAGTTGGTCAAGAAGACCGATTGCAACCCGGAAGACTGTAAAAGCGTGACGTTTATCGCGTCCAGCGTTCAGGATAACAAGGTCCTTCTGGAAAATGACCCCGGTTATCTTGCGAACCTGAAAGCCATGGCGCTAATCGACCGGGAACGGCTTCTAATGGGAAACTGGAAAATCAAGCCGGCAGCCGGTCTCTATTTCAAGCGGTCACAGGTACCGCCGGACGGTTGGCTCGACGCAATACCGGATGATGTCGTTCGCTGGGTGCGTTGCTGGGACTTGGCGGCCACGGATACCGACGAAAACGGCGACCCGGCCTACACGGCGGGCGTCCTGATTGGAAAGCGCCGCTGTGGGCGCTATGTCATTGGCGACGTCACCCGCGCACGGTTGAGCGCCGGGAGGGTACGTGATCATATTTTAGCGACTGCCCGCATGGATAAGAGCCGGTATAAAACCGTTAAAATCCGCTTGCCGCAGGATCCGGGGCAGGCCGGGAAGGACCAGGCAGAGAACTTTATCAAGTTTCTGTCTGGTTTTTCTGTTGTCACCGAGCGTGAGACCGGCTCAAAGGAAGCTCGCGCCGAGCCGTTCGCCGCGCAATGGCAGCACGGTAACGTCGATGTTGTCCTCGGCCCATGGACAGAAGACTTCCTGAATGAGTTGGAAGGCTTCCCAGAGGGAAAATTCAAAGACCAGGTGGACGCTTCGGCGGACGGGTTTGCGGAACTGCAAAAGGGGTACACCGGCGGCCCGCCGCCGCAAAATCTCGGAAATACAAAATCAAGCTATTGGAGAGGCAGGTGATATTACGCCACAGGAAATTGGACGTGTCGGCCAGAAAAAATATGCCGGCATTTTTTACGAGGAATTTCTCCCGGAGCTGTCCGGGACGCGCGGCATTGAAACCTATAAGGAAATGGCCAACAACGACGAAATTATTTTCGCTATGCTGTACGCCATCGAAATGCTGCTTCGGCAAACAAAATTCAATATCGAACCTGCCAGCAGCAAGACGGTTGATAAGGCTGCATCGGACTTTGTAGATAGCTGCATCAACGACATGCAGTATACCTGGCAAGACACGCTTTCGGAAATTCTCTCGTTTCTCACATACGGCTGGTCATATCACGAAATCGTCTATAAGCGCCGCTGTGGGCGCTCGAAAGACTCGCGGTATTCCAGCAAGTACGATGATGGGCTGATCGGGTGGCGTAAGCTTCCGGTTCGCGCACAGGACACGCTTTCCCGCTGGCAGTACGACCCGGTCACGGACGAACTGCAGGGCATGGTGCAGACCGCGCCGCCCACTTACACGGAAGTGATGATTCCGATTGAAAAGGCACTGCACTTCCGAACGCGGTCCAGCAAGGAAAACCCGGAAGGCCGGTCCATCCTGCGCGGCGCTTACCGCTCCTGGTACTTTAAAAAGCGCATTCAGGAGATCGAAGGAATCGGCGTTGAACGCGACCTCGCCGGTTTCCCGGTCCTTACGGCACCAACGGATGTAGATATATGGGATGAAAGTGAAGAATCCAAGCAATATCTACAGCGGGCCGAAAAGGTTGTCACATCTATTCGCCGCGACACGCAGGAGGGGCTCGTCATACCGGACGGCTGGAAGCTTGATCTGCTGTCTGCCGGAGGAAAGCGGAATTTCGATACCGGCCAGATCATAGAACGTTGGGATAAACGCATTGCAATGACAACCCTCGCGGATTTCATCCTTCTTGGGCAGCAGAGTACCGGGAGCTTCGCCCTTTCCTCTGACAAAACAGAGCTTTTCGGTACCGCAATGGGTACCTACCTTGATATTATTTGCAACGTGTTCAATACCCAGGCAATTCCGCGCTTGGTAGATCTGAATGCCGAGCATTTCAACGGTTTTTCGGACTACCCGACAATGACGCATGGCGACGTCGAGAATGTGGATTTGACTGCGCTTGGGTCGTTTGTGAATCAGATGGTCGGGTGCGGCGCACTTACCCCGGATGCCGGCCTTGAGGATTACCTGCGGCAGGCGGGCCACCTTCCGGAGCGGACAGAAGAGTATCCGTCCGATACGCCGCCTGAGGACGGGGAAGAGCCGGAGGCCCGCGACGTGGACAATGATTCTGATCAGCTTGAGGATGACTCAGGCGTGGATGGTGATGATTCGTGATACTGTTGCTCAATACCGTGCGAAAAGCCGATGTTGACCCGCATCAAGAGGCGTTGGACCGTCTGAAGAAGTTCACGGACAGCTGGGAACCTGATCTAAAGCGGTTTATTGTCGGTGGCCGGGACGAAAACAATGTTTCGTATAAGGACATTCGGGACGCCCTGTTAAGCGGAAAGATTTCAAAACAGATGTTGCTCGAATGGCAGCAAACCTATGCAATGTTTGTCGTGGACGCTCTACAACCGTTGTGGGATGAAGCTTTTGAAACCGCAGCACAGCAAATCAGTACGGTACGGGATGGCTTTCAGTATGATCCGGCGGCTCCGGCTGTCCGGAAATGGACGGAGAACCGGGCCGCCGATTTTGTTACCGGCTGTTCCAAGGATACACAGGCCGGTATCCGCGCGGCGCTGAAGCATTCGGTATATCACGAAGAAATCAGTGTGGATGAGCTGGCAAAGGTCATTCGCCCAATGGTGGGCCTTACGCGCCCTCAGGTGATTGCGAACCAGAACTATTACAATCGTCTGCTTGACAACGGCATGAAGCCTGAAAAGGCAGCACAGCGGTCAATGAAGTATTCAGAGCAGCAGCACCGATACCGCGCACAGATGATAGCCCGGACCGAAGCCACAATGGCTTATAACAACGCCGAGTATGAAGTCGTTCGACAGGCGCAGGCAAAAGGCTATATGGGCCACGTCAACAAGGTGTGGTGCACTGCGGATGATGAGCGCACATGTGAAATTTGTGGCTCTCTTGAAGGTCAAAGTATCGAAATGAACGAAAATTTTGAATTTAAGGCCAAGCTTTCAAAAGCCCACGGTATGGCACGTGTTCCGCCCGCTCACCCTCATTGCCGCTGTACCACACTTTATGAGGAAGACGAAGAAGAGGAAGTGGCCTAAAATGGCAGCGGCAACATTTGATGAAATAATCGAAAAATTCAATCCCTACCACGACAGTCGTGGCAGATTCAGCAGTTCTCACGGGGCCGCATCATTTACTTTCCATCCGCATACGGCGTCCGGACGCGCCGCGATTGCTCGGGAAAAAGTGCGTACCGGCGGGGAGAACCATTCGTCCCCGAAAGGTTCCAGTAGGGGAGCCGGTAAGGGTTCCAGCAAAGGTTCAAGTGAAAAGCCGAAAGCCGAAAAGCCGGCTGGAACCCGTGATCATGTATCCGCGAAAGAATATTTTGGTGGTACCAAAGATGAAAAAAAGGCCGTTGAGGTTCTCCGGAACGACTTATCAAAAAACAGCGGAAAAAAGGTCACTACAAAAGAAGCCGATGATATGTGGAATTCCGTCGTTGACTACTCTGGAAGCAGTTACAAGAAAATCCGCGCGGCACAATCTGGGAAAGGCGGTAGCGCAAAGGACAAACAGGCCGGTGACCGCCTTGAAAAGCTGATCGACTTGTCACCTAAATGGGGCGGCGGAGAGCTTTACCGAGGAATCAATATTTCATCAGAACAAATAAAAAGCCTCTCAAAAGGCTCCACTCTGGACATGGCCGGAACAAGCAGCTGGAGCAGCGACAAGAAAAATGCCGAGACGTTCCTCCGGGGAGGCGGCAGCAAGGTCATGTTTGTGCTTCCGTCTACCAAGCGCGGGACGAGCATCAATCATCTTTCCAGTATTCCGGGTGAGCATGAGGTGATTGTGTCCAAGAAAAGCAAGTTCACCGTGGAGCAAACCAAAAAGGGCCGCGGTGTGACATACGTTTATTTAAGTGAGGTGTGAACATGAGTTTAATCGAGCGGTGGGCTGAGGATGATACCCCTTTTCATCTTGAAAAGCAAAATGTCGGTAAGACATTCCGTGAAGCACTGAAAGAGCAGAAAGAACAGGAAGAATCGTTCCAGATTGTCAAGACCGACGACGATAAACACCTTGTTTTCGGCTGGGCGAATGTCGCTGTGCGCACGGACGGGGAACAGATCGTTGACCTTCAGCAGGACATGATCGATCCGGAGGATCTGGAAGACGCCGTTTATGAATATGTGCTCAACTTTAGAGACGGCGGCGAGGAACACGACCCGAGCCGAAGACAGATTGCCAGTCTCGTCGAAAGTTGCGTATTTACCCCGGATAAGCTCAAGGCAATGGGCCTTGATGCCGACGCGGTGCCGCTCGGGTGGTGGATTGGCTTCTACGTAGACGACGATGATGCCTGGGAAAAAATCAAGGATGGCACCTACCGGATGTTTTCTATTGAGGGGCAGGGCACCCGGGTCCCGGTCGAAGATGAAGGGGAAGGGGGTGAATAAACGTGGCAATCAAAAAAAACAGTAAAACGAAGCTCAAGAATATCCACCTTACCAGCGTTGATCTTTGCCAGCAGGGTGCAAATCCTGACGCCAATATCACGCTGTACAAAAGCGCCCCCCAGGAGGAAGAATCCCCGGTGAAGCGGGCTTGGTCGATGCTCAAAAATACATTTTCGAACGGCGGGATCCAAAAGGACGCGCAGACGTTCGGAGATGTGGAAAGCACTCAGGAGCAGCGCCGGGCCTTCTATCAGTACCAGGACGCCTTCTACACCAGCATTCAGAGCATTTTGGAAGACGATGAACAGGACGGTCCCGCAAAGCGCGATCTTTTGCTTCAAAGCCTCTCCGAGTATACCGATGCTATGAGCGGCTGGATCGGCACGATGTTTTCCGGCGAATCTCTCGAAAAAAATGATAAAGGAGACAATGACATGAACGATGAAAACATGGATCTTTCCGCACTGTCGGAGGATGAACAGAAAACCTTTAAGGGTCTGCTCGGGAAGGTGAAACCCGCAGCCAAGAAGGAACCCGCAAAAAAATCCGCATCTCAGATTCCCAGCGAACAGACGCCCCCCGCCTCGGAGCCTACTTCCACGCCTACTACGGCAACGGCCCCCGCTGCTGCACCGGCATCGGTTCAGACGCCCGTGCCCGCTGCGGTTCCTGAGGGTACCTCGTCGGATCCCGCTGTACAGAAAGCCATCGACCGTATGAACGCGCTTTCCGAGCGGATGGAAAAGTCGCTTCAGCAACAGGAAGAGGGCGCTATGCAGGAGGTCGCGAAAAAATACGCTCTGCTCGGTGAAAAATCGGAAGACCTTGTGAAAACGCTGTGCGCGATGAAGACCGCCGGGCCTACTGCCTATGACGCCTACGTCGGCGCGCTCGATAAGGCGCTTGCCGCAGTTCAGAAGAGTGATTCCGGCCTGTTTAACGAGATCGGGAAATCGTCCCATCAGTACGAAGCGGCGACCGGCTCCGTCCAGAAAGCACAGGAAATCGCGAAGTCCATCCGGTCCGAGCACCCGGAGCTGACCCCTCAGCAGGCTATGGTCCGCGCGTTCGAAGAACATCCGGAGCTTGAGACCGAGTACGAGCAAGATTATGAAGGAGGCAGAGCGTAATGGCAACTTTCACAACTTCCGGTATTCAGGAATCCATCACGATTACGAAAAAAGCCGCTGCGGCCGTTGACGACGTGCGGGGACGCGCCTTTACCATCGACGCCAACGGGAACGCGGCCCTCGCGACCGACGCCACGAAGCCGATCATCGGTATTGGGCTGCTTACGGCGGGCGCAAGCAACAGCATGGACGGTAAGGACGGCGCGGCCAATAAAGGAGACGACATCGACCTTCAGGTGAAGGAAATGGGCTACGGTATGGCCGGTGCCGCAATTGCGGCGGGCGCGGAGCTTACGACCGATACCCATGGCAACCTTATCCCGGCAACCGGCTCCAGTTACATCGTGGCCACCGCGCTCGAATCCGCAGCTTCGGGCGCAATGGTGTTTGTCCAGATTACCAAATACCGTCTCGCGGCTGTGGCGAACGGCTAAAACAAGGAGGAAAATAACCGATGAATGCAGTTAACGCAAGCTCTATTCAGTCCCAGATCGCAAAAGGGCTTTTTCATCCCAATGTTGTGCTGACGAATATGGCTATGGCCTATTTTCAGGCGCAGGATGCTTATGTGGCAAAACAGCTTTTTCCCATTTTGCCGGTGCAGCTCTCCACGGCGGCTTATTACGTCTTTGAACGGGCGGACCTTGCCCGCGACAATGTGCGCCGCAAGCCTGCTCTCGGCAGGGTAGCGCCGACCATTATCAGTAACCATCTGGAAACCTATTCGGTCGCAATCGATCAGATCCTTCTCGGGATCGACCAGATCGCGCAGACAAATATTCAGCGGCAGCCGGTTCCCGGCGCAAGCGACCCCCGCAAAGCGAAGACTCGCACCATTGCCGAGCAGATGAATATCCATCAGGATATCATTTTCGCGGACGGCTTCTTCAAAGCCGGCGTCTGGACAGACGAATGGACTGGCGGCGCGTCCTACACTCCGGACAGCCATCAATTTATTAAATTTTCCGATGCTAACTGCAATCCGATTAAGCTGTTCGACGATCTTCGCACCCGCATGAAGAAGAGAGGCCGCCGCGCCCCGAACAAGCTTGGACTTGGCGAGGACGCGTTCAACGCCCTGAAGGAAAACCCGATCATCCTCGACCATGTGAAATACGGCGGCAGCACAGCAAACCCGGCCATCGTCAACGAAAATGTTCTTGCCGAGATGTTCGGTCTGGATAAAGTTTCTGTCTTCGGGTCCACCTATAATAAAGCGGATTTTGGTCAGGAGGAAGATATGGAATTCATCTGCTCTCCGGATTCCGCCCTTCTGGTCTACGCAACGGATTCCCCGGCTGTCGATGAACCGTCTGCCGGTTATATGTTCACTTGGGACATGCTCGGTGACGGCAACTATATGCCGGTTCTCCAGTATCCGGGCGAAAACGGCTCTCACGCGGAGTTTATCGAGGGGCTCATGGGCGTCTCCACCAAAAAGACGGCGGACGACCTCGGTACATTCCTGAAGGAGTGTGTGTGATGTATATCGCATTGCGCCCCATGCACATTGCGGGCCGTGACTACCGCATCGATGAAGAGATCCCAGACGAGTACATAACGCCTCGCCTGGAAGTTACCGGGTTTGTAAAGCGCATTCCGAGCAAAACCATATCCGCTCCGATCCTTGAAAACGACGGCAGCATAGCGGCCGTCGTTTTGGAGCCGGAGGATGTGAAAGCAGCACTGCTATTTTTGCAGCAGACCCCGGCGAATGCGGCAAAGTCGGTGCCAACGATCACTTCGCCGCCGCTGGTGGAATACCTGAAGCGTGTCGACGGCCGCAAGGCGGTTCAGGAGGCGTTCAACGCTCCAAAAGACGAGGGTGAAGCGGTTCAGGAGACGCTTACACCAGAGAATGGCGGTGGTGTGAATGAAGGAAGTACAGAATAGCACCGTTCCTGACACATCTGGGGCTACTTATTCTTACGATCCGGGTAAATGTCAGGATAAAAGCGTCAATCAGATGCGCTTTGAGCTTGGAGATACCGATGTGCGTGGGAAAAGCCGGACGGCGGCGCTCTGCAACGAAGAGTATACCGCTATGATAAAAGGCAAAGGGTCATGGAATCAGGCAAAATTGACTTGCCTTGAGGCTATTGTGATGAAGCTCTCCTTCGAGGTTGATACCTCGGTGGGAGAGCTTTCTTATTCACTTTCTGCCCGCGCAGACCGCTGGATGAAGATGCGCGACAAGTTGAAGCGGCAGCTGGTGGGAGGAATTCCGTGCGGAAGCGCCCAGGCGCTGAATAGTCCAGCCTATTTTTATCCTGGTATGCTATCCAATCGGCGGGAAGGGTGATGCTTCTATGTTTTTACGTCCCGGTGATGGGTGGCAGACATTTACCTGTTACTCAAAGCAGGGTGGCAGCACGCCCGGAGGTCGTCCGAAGAGCGCGGGGCTAACGCCTTGTGGATTTCTTGATGGAATCATAACCGATGCGACGTCGGATGAAATTCTTGCATGGAAGCAAAAGGACCACCCGATCACCTGTAAAATTGTGCAGGAAAACCCCGATTGCGTCGCGGAGACGGAAGACGTCCTCGCCATAGAAATAGAGGGGGCCAAACCGCGATATTTTTATGTGCAGGGGATTTCAAACCCCGGCGACCTTTACCAGTATGTAATTTATTTTTGCCAAGAAAGGAAGGGATTAGATGGATGAGGCGGCAGCAAAAATCGAAGAAATTTGCAGCGATATCAAGGGCCACATCGCGAATCAGATGATCGCTCGCGGCTTTTCGGCGGCCATGGTGCTGTATAACAACACACAGCTTGTTCTCCGTGGGAGCCGCCACGGCCGAACCTATCTGATTCCGAACACACGCAGGCATTACACCGCTTCGGCACCCGGAGAATCACCGGCTAACAGAACCGGCGTTTTCCGGGCTTCATGGCGGCCCGAGACCCATTCCGAGGGCGTGGGGGATAACTTGGAAGTGCATTCAAATGCAGTCAGCACCTATAAGGTTGGTGGCCGCGTCCTTGGTCGAATGCTTGAAGATGGCACACCAAAAGGAAAAATAAAGCCAAGGCCCTACATGCAGACAGTAAGGGAAAAATCAAAGAAACAGATCGACCGCATTTACAGCCGACCTTATTTCTAAGGGAGGTGCAGTGAATGATTGAAAGTCAGTTGTACCAGCACCTTCTTGCAAATGAGCAACTCGGTCCAATGCTGGCGACGTACAATTCCAAACCGGCAGTATTTGAGCAGATCGTTCCCGCCGACAACGATGCCGGGTGGGATGGAAAACAATTCAGCCGCATCGTGTACGATATTGACACGGAAGCGTCCCCGACCCGGCGAACGACCGGGACGCTCCGCGTTGACGTCGAAAGTACCGATTCAAGCGCTCAGTTCGATGAAATATCCCCCATTCTCAAGGCCGCGATCGACGGCCTCTTTTTTATGTCTGATGAGGGTCCGGCTGTGGCGGCCCGGTGGCTGCGCACAGACAATTTCACGACAGACGAAAGCCATAGCATCTTCGGGTGCACCCACACCTATGACCTATATGCGTTTCCCGCGCAAACCTCTGAAGACAGCATGGATCCGGTCGCCCTTGTAAATTTCGAGACGAAAAAGCAGATACCCGAATCAAAAATAATCGCCGTCGACAGCCTTGATAATGCCTGGGCTCCGACTGACGAGGCCCCGGCCATCTACTGGCGCTTGTCCGACGTGCGGAGCGACCCGGTCATGTCGAATCACGACAACTGGGCCGTCGCGTGGCTTCAGGCAACGTTGCAGGGCCATGTATTCGCTCCCACGCAAACGCGCAGGAACGGTATTGTAAAGGCTCTCGGCGAGGCTCTATGCCAAGGACAGCGGCTTCTTTTCCCGGACGGCTCCCCATTTTCCATCGGCAATATGCGGATTGACAACGGGGCCGATCCGTTGAAAAGCGGCCAAATTACCATTTCTGGCTCATACGGTGTTCTCCAAGCCCAGATGGGCGGAGGAACGCCGTTCAAATCAATCACTATTGGATAGGAGGTTCAAAATTATGGCAAGTGACAATGGCACTGCGGCGAATACCGCTGCAGCAAGCACCCCGGCCCCCACTGCAGCGAGCCCGTCACCAGCAACCGGAGCCAATACCCCGGTCACCGCGGCTCCGGCACTGGACACATATTCTATTGACGATTTTGCCTCGGCTTTCCGGACAATGGGCGCGACGCCGGATGTAATCCGGGCCGCCTTGCGCATGGCCGGGAAAACGGCCTATACCAAGGGAGAGGCCCAGGCAATTATCACAAAGTACAAGAGCAAGGAGGTTAAAGCCTAATGGGACAGTTTTACCTTGAAAATGAGGAAAAGATTCGGCCCGGCGTATACAATCGCTATTCCAATCGCGGCACGACGGACAATACCGGGGCAATTTACGGCATTTGCGCGGTTCCGATTCACGCGAGCTGGGGACCTCTTGAGACGGTGAACCTGTTTACGGCCTCGGAGGTCGAGAAACTGAAATCCATGTATGGCACAGGAGGGACCGTAAATGCGGCGCTGGAACTTTTCAACGGCGGCGCATCCAAGGTCTATGTGTATCGGCTGGGTACCGGAGGAACGGCCGGGACGGTCAATCTGAAAGATACAGCTTCCACTCCCGCCGACGTGCTTACTGTGTCCGCACTGTATCCCGGCAACCGCAATCTTTCCGTTACAATCCGCGCGAAGCTCAGTGATTCTTTGCAGAAAGAGCTGATCGTTACGGAAGGAACGGAAATTTTGGAGACATTCGATTTCGCGGCGAAAAGCAGCGACTCTCCTTCCGAGATTGATACACTGATTGCGACTGTCGCGGAAGCCGGCAGCCAATATATCACGCTGAAACAGGTCGCAGCCGGCAGCGGGGAAATTGCCACCGTGTCAAGTGCGGCCCTCGCGGGAGGTACGGACCCGACGGTGGTTACCAGTGACTATTCCAACGCCTTCAATGCCTTGGAAGCCTACAGGTTCAATGCTATCACGGTCGACACCTGCGACGATGCGGTGAAGTCACTGCTGCAGGAATACATCGACCGTGTATATGAATCCGGGAAGTGGAGCTATGCGGTCATTGGTGATCCGACGTCCGTAGGGTGGGCCAATCGTCTGGCTCGTGCGGCCCAGTGTAACGACAAGCTGGGAATCTATGTTGGCGGCGGTTGGAATGACAGCACGGGGCCTATTGACGGGTACCAGGCGGTATGCCGCATTTGCGGCTTGATATCATCCACCCCGGCCAGTCAGAGCGTCGTACACTCGGAAATTCCCGGCGCGGTGTCGTTGATTGAAAATCTGAGCAATACCGCCTACGAGGACGCCATCACCCACGGAATGCTCGCTATTTCCATGGATGCGAACGGGAATGTCCAGCTGGATTCTCAGGTTACCACGCTCGTCAAGCCCGGCAAGGACGAGGATAAAGGCTGGGAACATATCCGTCGCCTCGTTACGCGCAATGAAACAATGGATCGCGTCGACCGCGCGCTCGCGCCGCTCGTGGGAAAAGTGAACTGCGACAGCGACGGGGTTTCGAGCGCCATGCAGACGGCTCAAAAGGTCCTCGATGCGATGATCGGCGAGAAAAAACTTGCGGATGGTGCGACTATCTACGTCGACCCAAGCAAACCCGCACTTGTGGATAGCGCGTGGTTTATCATCGATGCGGACGATCTTGACAGCTTGGAGAAAATCTATCTGCATTATCGCTTCCGGTTCAGCTCCGCAGCGTGAAAGGAGACATAAAAAATTATGGCAAATAGAACAATCGTTCCTGAAGGCCTCGACCCCCGGAAGGTCATTACCGGCAAAGACGGACTCCTTCTTGTCGGGGTGGGGGACAACGCACCGATTCCCCTGGCAAATTGCGACACCTTCAAAATCACCTCAAGTTTCAACAACACGGATCTTCAGCCTGTAGGCAATATCCTTTCGTATGGCATTCCCACCGGAATAACGGTTTCCCTCTCTATGACAGAGATCATTATCCGCGACGATCTGATGCTTGGGCCTCTGCTGGACGCAATCGCGGCGGGTCAAATTCCGTGGTATGACTTCCAAGGAAAATATAACCGTCGCTATGACGTTCAGGAAGAGCGGGTCATTGCAAACTACTGTATCCCTGATGGGGATATCGACATCATGTCTCTGAGCCCCGGCGAGATCGTCAAGCGTGAATGGAAATTCCGCTGCAATTCTATCCCGAGCTATCAATCACTGTTTTCGTAAGAAGGAGGAAAAAATAATATGGATGATAATATTTTGAACCAGCCGGTCGAGCAGACCGGTATTGATGCGGCTGCGGTGTCTACTCCCGAAGCTGAAACCGACGTCGTTTCCATGTTCCTGTCGGCTGCCGGGTATAAGACGGACGAATCGCTGTTTGTGCCTATCACGATCAAGCGCGCCGGGAAACAGGTCCTTCCGACGTTCCGGGTGCGTCCCATTTCGGAGGACGAAGCTTTTCAGGCGCACAAATCGGCAACGACATATATGGCGAACCCCGCAAACCCCCGACTGCCGAAGATTGAAAAATCTACGGACGGCTCTTTGGAGGACAGCTACATCATCTATACTGCTACGGTTACGGAAGACCGCACAAAAACTTGGGATAATCCTCAGGTTATCCGCGCTCTTCAGGCGAAATACCCGGCGATTGCGATGGGAGTGCAGGTTATCGATGCCGTGCTGACCATCGGCGAAAAAGAAGCCGTTGTTCAGCAGATTCAGGGCCTCAGCTATCCCGATGATACCAATAAGGTGACTTCTGAGGAATACGCAAAAAACTAATTCAGGTCAGCCCACTCGCTGCAAAGCTCCACTACATATTTCTGTACACCGGGCACCCGGCGCAGGAGGTCATGTCGTGGAGCGAAAATCAGCGAGGTTTCGCGCTGGCATCAATAACCACTGCCCTTGAAAAAGGTGAAATTCCTCTGACGATTCAGGCTTTGCCGCACAAAGAACAATGAGGACGGGAGGTGACGGTGGGTGGATGGTGGGAATAACGAGGTCGTAATTGACGTCGTTGCAAAATTTCAAGATAAAATGTCGCGGGATATTAAGCAAGAAGAACAAACCGTCTCAAAATTCGACGAAACCGTGGAACGGGCGCAGAAAAACACAGCAAAATTCGGAGCAACACACGCCCGGCCTACGATTGATGTGAACGACAGGGCCACAGCAAAGATTCATGAGGCTACCAGTAGCGGCCAATCCTTCGCCCGGCGTGCGTTCAATGCGACACTGGACGCAACCGACAAAGTAACGAAGACGGTCGATCTGGTCCGTGGAAGCTGCAAATCCTTTGCATCGACCGTGTTCAGCGCGACACTGAAGGTCGTTGACAAAGTTACCGAGCCGCTCCGAACGATCACCGATAAGCTGCTGTCGGTAAAGACTCTGATTGCCGGAATGGTAACCGGCGCGGCGGCAAAGGCGTTCGTAGGGGCTCCGCTGGCTTTGGCAGACAATCTTTCCACGGCGTCCGTGGGATTCGAGACGATGCTCGGCAGCGCCTCAAAAGCGCAGCAAATGATGTCTTCTATTCAACAATTTGCGATTGCAACGCCTTTCGGGACGCAAGACCTGGTAAAAGACAGCCAGCAAATGCTCGCTTACGGCTTCAACGCAAAGCAGATAATCCCGACATTGAACGCTATCGGAAACGCCGAGGCCGCCCTTGGCGGCGGTTCGGAGGGCATTCAGCGTGTTATCGTTGCCCTGGGACAGATGAAGATGAAGGGCAAGATGTCCTCTGCTGAAATGCTGCAAATGACTGACAACAGCATCAATGCTTGGAAATATGTCGCTCAATCCATGGGGAAAACAGTGCCGGAAATCCAGAAGATGGCCGAAAAAGGCCTGATCCCGGCAGATAAAGCCGTTGATGCCATCGTAAAAGGTATGGGCGAGTTCAACGGCATGATGGATAAGACGGCAAACCGCACGGCTTCTGGCTTAATGTCTCAGATTCAAGACACCTTCGACATTGGTATTATCACGAAATGGGGGCGTGGCCTCCAGACTGGCGCGATCAAAGGTCTCTCGCGGTTCAATAAATTCCTTTCGGACATTGATCCAACGCTTCAAAAAGCAGGAACGAGCCTCGAAGCATTTGGCTCTGCGCTCTCCACAAAGGTTTTTGATGTGCTGGGCCGCGTCGAAGACCGCATGACAAAGGTGTTTAATTCGGACCAGTTCAAAAACGCCGATCTCGGCGGGAAGATAAAAATTGCTTGGGACTCGGTAATCGCGCAGCCGTTCTCTACCTGGTGGGATAGCACTGGAAAAAGAAAAATTGCAAAGAAACTATCCGGTATCGGGGAAAGCCTTGGGTCCGGAATTACCGGAGGCATTACCACAATCCTCGGGTTCAATGAAGGTGACGCGAAACAACAGGGGGTAAATCTCGGATCAAGCTTTATTTCCGGCTTTATGAAGGGCTTCGATCTTCAAAAGATTGGAAACGCTTTTCAGAATTTTGCCGAACAGCATAAAGTCCTTATGGTCACGCTGGGCCTAAAACTTGGTGCGAACCTCGTAAAAGGCATGGCAAACGGTATTCAATCCAGCAAAACTTTACTGGATTCCGTGAAAGGCATATTCGGGAAAAAGAGCACGGGTGGCGGGGCAGGAATGAGCATGCCGTCGGCCTCGTCTGTCAGTACAATGAACGTGTTGGCAAACGTGGTCAATCTCGCCGGAAAGACTTTTGGCGGCCCTGCTGGGGGCGTTCCTGTTTCTGGCTCGAAGTCCAGTAGCCTTCCGGAGCTTCCGTCCGGGAGGAGCACGCCGCTGTTGGAAGCGGGAGAGGCCGCCGCAGGCGGAAGCCTTTTACAGAAATTCGGTGCATCAAAAGCGGGGAGCCTGTTCGGAAACATCGGAACTAAACTGGGTACCGGCGCTGCTACCGCTGGTGGAGCGGCACTGGCTGGAACCGCCGCGACCGCTGGTGCCTTAACGGCCGGTGTCGCGGCGGTTGACGCTGGGAAGGATTTTTACGATTCCAGTAAGTTGCAAGCCGGCAAGGCGCAAAAGGATAAACAGTTTCAGGGTGGAACAAAACTTGGAATGATTGGTACCGGAGCTGCCGCCGGGGCCGGTATCGGAGCGATCTTTGGTGGAGTTGGGGCTGTCCCCGGAGCTCTTATTGGTGCTGGCGTGGGTGGTGTCGGTGCTCTCATAGGAGGGAACGCCGCCGGAAAAGCCCTGTCGAATTCCACCGATAAGGGCGGCGCCTTGAATAATGCCGGGAAAGCTGTTGGCGGATTTTTCACAAAAACGATCCCGGACGCCGCAGGTAAGTTTGGCAACAGCGTCGGGAATTTCATGAGTACCAAGGTTGCTCCGGCAGCTTCGAATGCGAAAAAAGCGATAGGCGACGTCTTCACGAAAAAAGTTCCCGAGGCCTTTCAGACAATGGGAACCGGCCTTGGAACTTTCTTTACGAAGTCAGTCCCTCAAGCCGTTCAGACGGTGGGTACAGGTGTTGGAAACTTTTTCACGAACACGATTCCGAATCTGTTTACTCAGCAAATTCCCTATGCCATTGGGTTTACGGCAGGCCGTTTTATTGGCTTTTTCTCAAACACCCTACCTCAGGCGTTCAACACACTCATGAGCGGTATCGGGGGATTTTTTGTAAATCAGGTCGGACCGGCTCTTTCGGCGGTTGGAAGCGCGGTCGGTGGATTTTTCACAAATACAATTCCATCGTTTTTCGGAATGCTCTGGACCGGAGTATCCGGCTTCTTTATGCAGACGCTGCCAGCTGCTGCGGCAACCGCCTGGGGAGCCATTAGCACGTTCTTTACCTCAACTCTGCCGTCCTTTTTTGGCATGGTATGGAATGGAATATCCGGATTTTTCGCGAAAACTCTTCCTGCCATTGGAGCAACCGTGTGGGGAGCTATTAGCACATTTTTTATGTCGACGGTACCTTCGTTCTTCGGGATGCTCTGGAACGGTGTGTATGGCTTCTTTACACAGACGCTGCCATCTGCCTTGGCAGTTGTTGGGGCAACGGTACGAACCTTTTTCACATCGACGATACCGTCATTCTTTGGAACGCTCTGGACCGGCATTTCTGGATTTTTCACGCAAACTATTCCACAGGCGGCACAAGCCGCTGGAACATCCATTAAGACGTTCTTCACGCAAACACTGCCGGGGGCCGTTTCTTCCGCTTTTTCGTCGATAACGGATAAAGTCAAAGGGTGGGTCGGCGACGCGGCAACAAACATTAAAAACTTCTTTGCTGGCGTGATAAGTAATGCGAGTAAAGGCTACCAGCAAGGCTACGCGTCCACCCAAACACATAAGGCATCCGGCGGTCTCGTTTCACGGCCGACAACAACGTTACTCGGCGAGGAAGGTACCCCGGAGATGGTAATTCCCCTCAGTAGCCGAAGGCATGACCGCGGTGTGCAGCTCTGGCAGCAGGCGGGGAGCGCACTTGGCCAGAGGATTGACGCCAAGGCCAACGGTGGCTTCGGCGGGCAAATCATCCAATTTCCGTCGAGGGCTTCAACGGATAGTCCGGCTCCGCAGCCGCAGCGTGTTTCTGCCGGCAGCGTTGTCACCGGCACCGGCGGTACCAAGGTTGTTATTCAGGAGATCAAGATCGTTGTTGAGGGCGGTACCGGCGGCGACATTGTGCAGCAGGTCAAGGACCACAAGGACGAAATTGCCAATGTTGTCAGCGACGCGATTGCGGAGGGCATTGAAAAGAGTCAGGACAACACGCCGCTGGAGGGAATTGCATAATGGATATCTATTTTACCGAAATGACAGGGAATCCGGCTACCGCGAATGGCAACCGGATTCGTCTGCCGACGCTTCCGGCGAAAATTTCAATGCAGGCGGGAGCGAACTTTCTTAGCTACAACGTCATGGGCCAAGGGGAAATGATTCTTCCGGGCGGTTCTGACCTTGCAACTGCTTCATGGGATGGCTTTTTTTACGGCGCGGCCCGGAAAAATTATCCCGCAGCATTTATGAGAGAATGGCAGGATCCGGAAACGCTGCGGGCCTTATTCGACAAATGGCGGGCGAATCACCAGAGGCTGCAGTTTAGCATCACAGGTACCGGAATCAATTATGATGTCTACATCTCTTCTTTCCTGCCGGCCTATGCCGGGGCCTTCGGGGATATCAGCTACAGTATCGAGCTAAAAAATGCCCTCAACCCGACTATCGGCGTCGTTTCGATTCTTTCCTCCGGAACGATCATGAGAAGTTTGGCCGCGAACGGGTCCAGTTACACGTGCGATACTCATACGACCGTGAAAATTGCCCCAGGGGGGAAATATACGGCGCTCGTGTACTGTGCGGCTGGCCGCCCAAACGTTATTTCCGGCACAAGCGGTGTCGTGGATATATCCCTCACAAAACAGAGCGGGAACAATTGGTATTATGCGTGTACCGCTAAAGGCGGCTTGGGAGCGAGCTCCGGGATATACATAAACGGCAGCGCAAAGCCGGTTTTCATTTGCCTTGTTGATCTCCATGGCTGGGGAGCGAAAAGTCAGGCCACGGCCGTTTCGTCCCAAAAGACATACACGGTTGTCTCCGGTGACAATCTATGGGGGATCGCTGTAAAAGCATATCATAACGGGAGCAAATGGACAGCGATCTACAGCGCAAATAAATCCACAATTGAAGCGACCGCAAAACAGCACGGCCGGAGCAGTTCCTCAAACGGAAAATATATCTATCCTGGAGAAAAATTACTGATTCCATGAAAGGGGGTGCAGTATGGCTACATTACCCGCTGCATTCTCTCTGTGGTGCAATAAAGGCGGCAAACAATATCAACTGCGGGGTGCTTGCTCGCGCTGCGTGTTAGAAGAACAGTCAGGGCAGCTCGCCGAGTCCCTTTCCATTGAGCTCGCGAACGTGCTGGCCGACGGTACCTATATCGGCTCCGTGTTGGACCCCGGTGACATCCTCTACTTGTCCTGTGACGACGGGGATCGGAAGGGAGAGCTATTCCATGGGCCAATCTGGACGCAGGATTTCAGACAGGAATCACAGTCTTTATCCATCACCTGTTACGATCCGCTTATTTACATGCAGAGCAGTCAGGATGCTCTGTTCTTCCCTTCCGGGAAGAACACTCAGAGCATCTTTCAGACAATTTGTTCCAGATGGAAAATTCCATTGCACTATACCTATTCCAGCATCACGCACGGGATGAAGGCATGGATGGGGAACCAGATCTCTGACATGTTTCTGGAACTGCTCAAGGAGACAAAGGCCAAAAGCGGAAAATCCTATCGAATGAGGTATGAAAATAACGCCTTGGACGTCGCCTATCGCGGGAGCAACACCACAATTTATGAACTCCGTACAGGTCAAAATGCAACGGCCGCGACATTCGGGCGCTCCATGGAAAACGTTGTTACACGGGTGCTGATTACCGGCAAAGAGGATAAAAACGGCAACGCACCGGTAGAGGCCACACTCGACGGACAATATGCTTATCGGTATGGAACTCTTCAGCGGGTTCAGGCGAGAGATTCTAATACCTCGCTTGCGGCAGCGAAGTCCACGGCCGAGCAAATGCTGTTCGATAACAAATTGCCGGGACAGACTTTTGCCGTCGATGCAGTCGATTGCCCGTTTTTGCGGCGAGGGGATCTCGTTCATAATTACACCAGCGCAAATGGCAGCCAGATAAAAGTTTCGGTTGCTTCAGTATCGCATGATTTGATCGGTTGCACGATGAATTTGGAGTTGGAAACATGAGTAGTTCAAATAATGGGATTGCCCGGCTGAACCGGGCAATGGAGGAACGGTCGCATAAAATTGCCGAACACCACAGCCAGCAACAAAGCTTCATGGGGACGATTGTCTCTGACGGCCTCAAATTAGACGTGTTTCCTGCCGTTATTCCTCGCGGCTCCTATCTTGTATGCCGCTCGCTCTCACAGCCGACTTCAAACTGGACAACCGTGCAGTCGGAGCCGGTGAAGCTGCCCGAATCCTTGCGACCCCTGCAGGTCGGCGACCGGGTTTTGGTAGCTCTGGCCGATGAAGCAGAATTTGTCGTGGTGGACATTGTGGAGGAGGGATGATATGCCGGATTTGTTTCCTGACGCGATCAGCCAGGACGTAGGCACCGAGGATGATGTTGACAACGGGTTTATCGGGTATAAGGCGGCCCCTTATTTCGACGGGAAGGATTTTGCCCGCGACGGTGCCCATCGGGTCGTTATAGCCAACGGGGCCACGGCGTGGGCGCAGTGGTGCGAGAAGTGTCTGGCAACGCAGAAAGGGGCGAGTCCCTATTATCCTGCCTGGTATGGCGTGGATTGGAAAAATGCACTTGCAAGCGGGGACCGCGACTTAACAGAAAACATTCTTTCCCGAGAAATCTCCGACACGCTCAAATCGGATCAGTACGGGAGACTGGACCATGTCGAAAGTATCGACTATTCATGGACCGGCACTTCGCTTGATGTGTCGGTTGCCGCAGTTGGGATCGACGGCAGCACGGCAACAATTGCCATTTCAAAGGAGGTGACATAATTGGCTGATTTTGAGGCCCCGGATTTTCTCGTCGAGGACCAGGATACCATCTCAAAACGCATGCAGGAATCATTTCCTCCGGATATTGATGCGTCAGACGGGAGCTATGTCGGCGACAGTATACGCCCCTTCGCATCAGAGGAATCCAGATTTAAGCAGTTTACGCTTGTGCAGGCAATGCGGCAGATACTGCCTCAATACTCCACTGGAGAATGGCTTGATTATCATGCCGAGAATGTAGCGCTGCCGCGCAAAGCAGCAGTCCCGTCCTCTGGAAGCGTAACAGTGACGGGGACAGCCGGAACTATTATCCCAATAGGAACGGTATTCTCGACAACCAGCGTAAACGGAGCTCAATCTCTGGATTTTACGACACAGTCTGACGCCACAATCCCGGCTGCTGGCACCGTGGATATTTCTGTTACATGTTCCACACCTGGCACAGTCGGTAATGTGCAAGCCGGAACGATTGTCCTAAAAGGCAGCGATTCGGTTGCCGGGATAACTGCGGTTATCAACAATGCGGCGTTTTCCGGAGGAACAGACGAGGAAAGCGACGAGAGCTTGCAGGCACGAATCGCTTATTACAATCAAAATCAAATTCGGTCATACGTCGGCAGTCCATCCGATTATAAAAGGTGGGCGCTGTCGGTTGCCGGAACGGGTACCGCGACAGTTATTTCGGCAAAAGATGATTCCGGACTCGTCACAATTATTTTAACGGACGCCAACGGAGCCCCGGCGTCCAGCGACTTATGCAAAGCCGTCAACGATTATATCATGCAGCCGGACGATCCCGATCTGCGTTTAGCGCCGACGAATGCTCTACTCCTTGTGCAGCCGCCGGAAATTGTGCAGGTATCGGTATCCGCTGTAATCCAGTTGGCCAGCACGGCCACTCTTGACGCGGTGGTCGCGGCGTTCCAAAGCAGCTTGAAGGACTATTTTGTGTCCATCCGGGCAAACTTGGACGCCAATCTCCAAAAAGCGGAGGTGAAGTACACCTATGTTTCGGCGCTGCTTTCCGGAGTGAGCGGGTGTGATGATTTCAAGGATCTCAAAATTAACGATGCGACCGCAAATATTCCGCTGACGGTGACTCAATACCCGGTACTTGATACTCTCGCGTTGACGCCGGGGGAGGTGGGGTAATGGCTATCCTGACGGAAAAAATGGCGGCAATTCTGAAAAGTCCAGAGGCGGAGGCCATTGTTCAGCGATTGTCGCCGGTGTACGGGGAAGCCTACACCGCACTCTGGATTTTCGAGGTTTTAGGCCGAGAATGGGACGACTTACAAAAATATTCCGAGGAAATGCTGAATCAGGTCGTGCCGCAGACGGCAACATGGCTCATCCCTTATTGGGAGGACACCTACGGAGTAACCCGCAACGAAAATCTCGCTATTGAACAGCGCCGCCAAAATGTCTTGAACGTTATTCGCACACGTGGCCCAGCGAATCCGTACAAGCTCGTGCATATGGTGTCTTCCATTACAGGTTGTCCGTGTGAGCTTAAAGAGCGTACCGGGAAGAACAAATTTACGATTATTATTTATGCCGATGCTGACCCGAGCAACCTTAATATGGCCTATTCGGCGATTGAGGCGTTGAAACCGGCACACCTAATATTTGATACATATGTAGAAGAAAAGATGCCTGTGCGGGCCAATGTGGTGGCGTCCATGACCAACTATTCAGCAGAAGCGCTGGACAGCGGATATTATGCGGTGCTTCCCGCATATCACCTGAAGTTCGGCGGCTCGATTACGGGCCATTCAGAGGAAACTATGAACAGCACATTCGAGACGGTGCTGTCTGGTACCGCCCAGCAGGGCGGCAGCGCAACCAATTACACGAAAGAGGCGATATCATGAGCAGATGGACTTTTGCGGTCACAGGACAGGGACAGGCCCTGCTGGCGGGGCTAGACGGCAAAAAGCTGAAGATTACCAAAGCGGTCTGCGGAAAAGCTGCCGCGACCGGTGACTTGGAATCTCTGACCCAGCTAACGGATTATGCAATGGATATGTCCATTACGGACAGTTCCTCCGACGGCGCAATGGCGAAAATGAGGTTTACGCTGATAAATGCTGCGGTTACGCAGCGGTTCAGCCTGTACCAAATTGGAGTCTATGCCAAAAGCTATACTGGCGACACCGATCCCGATCCAAGCGACAATGGAATTCTTCTTCAGGTTTGGCAGACCACGTTGCCGGATATTATCTACACCAATACTGAGGCACCCGGAACCGTGAGGGATTATCTCGGCTCGGTTGATGTCGGCAATGCCTCCACGGTTGACATTCCCGTGGATCCGGCGGCGTATGTTCGTTACAGCCAGTTCCATACGGTTGAGTTGCTGGTAGACCAGCATACGCAACAGCTGGCGAATCTTATTGTCGAGATGGGAACTGTGGCTTTGACGAACAGCAAAAAGTATCCTTTCAATGATTCCGCTGTGACCGTAACGCTGGCTACTCCCCGGAAGAACTTGAATTATATGGTTCACGCCGAGGTGATCAGCTCCAGCGGCTCCGTAGAGGCAGTGGAGGCCTTTGACAAGCAACTGAATGGATTCAAGATCGGGTTCACTGGTTCTGCTACGGCGGCTCAGGCCAATTACTTTGTATCAGGAGGAATGCAGTCATGATGAAAATTGTTGAGAAAAATGAGGGAACGAAAATTCCGTATTCTCTGACCGACTCCAAACTGACGCTCAATGACGAGCTGACGTTGGATATGTCAAAATATGAACGCGATTTCCCGGTCCATCTGGACGTGTGCCGAAACGCCTATGGGATGCTCACGATGGGCCTTTCCAGCAACTATGTGGCGCAGATCGACATACCGGCCCGGTCGTACACCCTGCAGGACAACGGCGTCGACGTCAACGGTATTCAGCAGCAGATAAAGGTACCTGTGGCTTTCTCGCACGATAATGCGACGCTGACGCTGTGGGAGGTGAATGCTGAATGAGCAGATTCGATAGGGAACGCTTTGCCTTGGAATCCGCCACAGGCGGCAGAAACACCCTGATTTTGGATGATCTTGGGCTTCCCAGTGTTATGGTAAAAATCCCGAAATGCCGTTGGTCCGATATTGTTGCAGGAGGCCCGCCTACGACATGCTCGGCGTTCATTGTCAACGGAAAGGAAGTCGATTACATCTATGTTTCGAAGTATCAGAACGTTGTTGAGGGCGGGCGGGCCTACAGCTTGCCTGGACGCGACCCGGCGGCGTGGATAAATTTCGACCAGGCAAAAGCGGCCTGCGAAGCGAAAGGGAAGGGATGGCATCTGCTGTCCAATTCGGAATGGATGTTGCTGGCTCATTGGTGTAAGACAAACGGAACGATCCCGCGCGGAAATAATTATTGCGGACGCGATGTCGATCATGCGTGGGAGCATGGCGTCCAGTCTTACGACTGGATCGACGCCAACAACTGGAATAACATGGCCAATTACCACGATGCGCAGGGATATCACCACACGGGCCGGACTCTTACGGGTTCAGGTCCTGCATCGTGGCGACACGATGGCACGCCTGATGGTGTGTGTGATCTGAATGGGAATGTATGGGAATGGACTTCCGGGCTGCGGCTCATGAACGGCGAAATTCAGATTATTCCGGATAATAATTCGGCTGCTGCGGTTGACGAGAGCAGAAATAGCAACCTGTGGCGGGCAATCCTTCAGGATGGCAGCCTCGCACTTCCGGGAGCTGCGAATACGCTGAAATATAACGGATCCGCTGTCGGCAATGCAACGCAGGCAGACAATTACGTTGGTGCGCCGGTGTTGGACATCAAGAACGATAAACCGGCTTACACAGGTGGAAACGTTGATGATTATTACGGAGAATTAAATGCAACGTTTGAGAGTGTGGCGGCAGCTTCAGGTGTAACCGTTCCGCAGCTTCTGAAAGATCTTGGAATTTTCCCTGTTGACAACAGTCTGAATGGTGATTATTTCTGGATTAGAAATTACGGAGAACGCTTGCCTTTTCGCGGTGGTTCCTTCTGGTACTATTCCGATGCTGGCGTGTTCGCCCTTGATCTGGACAATCCCCGCGCGGGCTCGTGGGTCAATGTGGGTTTCCGCGCCGCTTTTTGCGACCTGTGATCTTGCGAATAAGGAACTCTGCTGTGGCGCGGTAGCGCCACTTTTCTGTATTCCCGCGTAAGCGGGTCGCGAAAATTCAAAATTTCTGGTTTTCTTTTATTGCATTCTAAAATTACGAAAATGGTAATTTCGTTCCAAAATTGAGATTTTCATGTCGAAATTCGCGTATAATTTTACGCAATAAGAAATTTTTGAAATGTACGGAGCACCTATGCCAGAAAAAAACAATCATAGACATTTCAGCAAATCATATGAGCAGCTTTTTATTCAACAAAAGGTGTATGACCTTGGCCTATATCTTTGGCCAGTGCTTGGGAGAATGAGTAAAGAGCAGCGCTTTGTAATCGTTCAGACGCTGATGGAAGAATTCAACTCTATCAAAAAGCTGGTTTTTGTTGCGAATAAAAAGTATACAAAAAAAGACACCTTGCGCCAATTGGACACTGAAATCGGTGCTTTCAAGATGGATATTCAGTGGGCGAATGATTTAGGGTATTTGAAGGATCCACAGTTTGAGAATATTTCAAATTGTATCATTGAGGTTGGCCAAATGGTGGGTGGATGGCTGAAATCTGAACGAGAAAAGTCAGGCACGATTGATTCGGACGGGAAGGAGTATCTCTGTTCGGAATGCGGTACCGTTATAACAAAGAGAATCAGCGATTATTCCACGGCGCATTTTGGAAAATCCCTGTGCTATGCGTGTCAGAAGAAAATCTCTAAAGACTGATGGGAATAGGTCATACTTGCCTTTTCGCGGTGGTTCCTGGAACAATGCGGGGGCTGCTGGCGTGTTCGCCCTCTATTTTGCTGATTCCCGCGCGAATTCCAGCTGGGATGAGGGTTTCCGCGCCGCTCTATCTCATGTCAGAGCCGCTTGTTTACGAACGAGTGGACGGAACGGAGATTAAAGGGACTTATTTCCTTGCTTCAAAAAGCAAAAAAATGAAGTGCCATATAAGCCGGCAGTAGCGAAGCGAACCCCGCAAAAAATGGCATTACTTGAGAAGATCCGGGAGTAGTTCATAGCTTGCCTTTTCGCGGTGGTTCCTTTCTCAATGGTGCGAATGCTGGCGTGTTCGCCCTTGATCTGAACAATCCCCGCGCGGGCTCATGGGTCAATGTGGGTTTCCGCGCCGCTCTACCTTACGCCGGAGGTGTGTGTCTATTGACACCACACAGAGCTTGAGGATAAAGGGAGCTGCTTCCAAACTTGATTTTAAAGTGAAAAATGAACCGTAAAGGGGCCGCAAGTAACGAAAGCGAAAGCCGCCCCTTTGCAAAATGGGAACGAATTTGTTTTGCCTTTTCGCGGTGGTTCCTTCTGGAACTATTCCAATGCTGGCGTGTTCGCCCTCAACCTCAATTTCACCCGCGCGTTTACTAATCTCGATGTGGGTTTCCGCGCCGCTCTACCCCATTACCAGGGGCGCGCGTCTACGGACGCCGCACGGAGTCTGGGGATAAAGGAATTCGTTTCCGTGCCGACAGGCAGAAAAATGAACTATTGCGAAGGCTGCGAGTAACAGAGTGAAAGTCGCCAAGCGCAATCTTCTTTGAGGAATTTCATGCCAAAAACAATAAAAAACGTTTTTTCAGAGATTGCAAGCTTCGAAAATATCCACCGGGCGTACATCAATGCCAGAAGGGACAAACGGTACCGAGAAGAAATCCTAAGGTTTTCGGCACATCTCATCGACAATTTGCACCGAATTCAGAAGCGGCTCCTGTCTGGTGATTTTCGACCTGGCGCATACCGTGAATTTTATATTTACGAGCCAAAGTGCCGCCTGATTATGGCGCAGCCATTCGAGGATCGGGTTATTCAGTGGGCTTTCTACCAGGTACTAAACCCTCGATTTGTGACGGGTTATATTTCTGACAGCTACGCATGTATCCCCGGAAGGGGCCAAATAGCTGCGGTAGAGAGGCTATATTATTGGCTGAAGCTGGTGGACAGACCGAATAATGTCCCGTGTTACCCAATGAACACGGTTTTTCATTCTTTGACGGAAACCGGCTGGCAGAGTGTTCGGGGCGAGGGCAAACTGTCAGTTTGGACTCATCCGGGATTTCGGGAAATCCTGCTGAATGCGACGGCCGAAAAAATATCAATCGGCGATCTGCAGGCCGTGGCCAGAAAGTCACGGATTGAATTCCCGGATGCTCCGGAAGGTCCCAAATGGTATTATTTGAAGTTGGACATATCGAAGTACTTTTATCGGATTTCTCATGATGTCGCATTGCGGGAGTTCAACCGAAAGGTCAGCGACAAGCAGGTGCAGGCATGGATGGCGGCGACGGTATGCAACAACAACCGCAATTTCGGGCTTCCGGCGGGAATGAGGCCGGAAGAAGTTCCGCGCAACGAGCGCATCCCGGATCGGGGAATGCCAGTCGGCTCCTTATCATCTCAAATGCTCGCCAATCTCAACCTGAATCCCCTGGATCAGTATGCGAAAAGGGAACTTGGAATCAGGTATTACATTCGCTATATGGACGACGTCATTATCCTATCAGACGATAAGCAGCAGCTGAAGGTGTGGAAGGAGACGCTGGAACGCTTCATCAATGAAAGATTGCTGCTTGACTTAAACAACAAGGTCTGCATTCGTCCGATCAGCTTGGGAATAGAATTTTGCGGGTTCCGGCTATGGTCGAACCACGTCAAGTTGAGAAAGAGTACAGCCCTTCGAATGCGGCGGAAGCTGCGGGCATTGATGGAGGATTACCGGAACGGAGAAATCACGCTGGAGCGGGCCAAAATGACCATAAGCGCCTATGAGGCGCTGCTGAAACACTGCAACAGCTATTCACTTCGAAAAAGGATCTTCGGGGAGTACACCGAAACCGAATGGACAGAGGGTTGGTTTTCCCTACAACGGAATAGTACCAGTAATGAAGAGAGCGACGAATAGCCGCTCTTTTTTAATTTATATATTCGCCCTCAGAAGAGGGCTTTTTTCATGTTTGGAGATGGTAATCATGAAATAGTCAGTGATTCAAGACCAGATACTGGCACGGGTGAAACCGAGCCGGCTGCGTGGCCGCTCAAAAGTGGGTGGCTAAATTTTCTAAAAGCAGGTGTAAAAATGATAGTGCAGGTTTTAACCATCATATTCAGCGCGCTCGGAGTCGGCACAATCATCAGTAGGCTGGTTCTGCGGAAAATCGACAAGATGGATCAGAAACAGGACAACCGCGAAGAATTTCGCAAAAAGGAAAGCGTTTTGCTGTTTCGTGGAATTCAGGCGATAGGCCATCTCTCCGAGGCAACGGCCGAGAATCAAAAACTCGGGCACGCAAACGGAAAGACGGACGATGCGCTTGAATACTACCATAACTTTACAGACGCCTTGAACGCCTATTTGCTTCAACAGAACGCCGAACGCAACCACGGAGGTTAAGGAAGGAGAATCTTTATGTTGTATGGAGTCGATGTGTCAAAATGGAATGGAAATATTGATTTTGCAAAATTAAAGGCAAGTGGCAAATGCGGATTTGCCGTGCTTCGAGTGTCCTGCGGGACGTCTGTGGATTCAAAATTCCAATCAAATCTTGCAGCCTGTAAGGCCAACAAAATCCCATATGCGGTTTATGCTTACGCCGAGGCAAACACAATTTCCGGAGCGCAGGCGGAGGCCAAGTTCGCGCTTTCTCAGATTGCTGGGAGCTCACCGCTTTTTGTTGCTTACGATGCCGAGTGCGCCGCGCTGGCCGCCCAAAGCAAAAGTCAGACAACCGATATCGCCTGTGCGTTCCTTAGCCTGATAAAGGCGGCGGGTTACCTGCCATATCTCTACTGCAACCGCAACTGGCAGATCAACGAAATCGACGTGGCCTTTTGCCGAAACAAAGGCTTCGGCTTCTGGCTGGCCATGTACTCCGGAGAATCGCCGGAACATGTGAACTATTCTGGTGCCTGTGACATCTGGCAGTATTCGTCGACAGGCGTCCTTGCCGGCAACGGTTCGCAGTACATAGACCTCGATGTTTGCTACAATCCGGCACTGGTCGCCAGAATTGGTGCCGGAAGCGTGAACCCGAATTTCTGCGACACAGCTTCTCTCACTGTGTGCCCTGGCATGGAATATCAGTTCAAATCTGGCTCTCAGCTTTCCTGCGCGAACAGCTCCTTTGCGCAGGTTTCTCACGTGGTGGGAGCAGATGGATACCACTACACAAAGTTCAAGGCTCAGGCGTTAACCACGGGCGTCGGCTTTTATGAGAATGGGAAGCGCGTGTGCGTTGCCGTAGTCAGGAAACCGTTCAGCGACACAACCGCACTCTCAAAAAAGGTTGGAGAAATCTATCAGTTTAAGACGGATTTCCCTGTTGTCTGCGGCACCACCTCTGTTTTCCAGCAGGTTGGACAGCCCTTGAAGAGCGGTGTCTACTGGTTGACAAAGTTCAAGGCGGTCGGCAGGGGAGAGGCCGGTTTTTACTGCGGGTCTACACGCATTTGCGTGGGGACCGTCGTATGAAGCGGATCCGCGATTGGGCGAAAGGCACAAGCACGCATAAAATCGTCACGACGCTTGTTTATTTTGGCTGCGCAGCCTTCATCGTTATTGTCATGATCGGGTGGTTCCGGGGGCTGGAGAACGCCGTCGGAATGATGAATTGCGCCGCGATGGTTGTTGTGGCGAATTCCGTCCAATATGCAGGGAAATCCGGCTTCGAACATTCAAAATGGGCAACGCCTCTGATTGCTGGGATGGCTTCCGGCCTGTCGAGCGGCGATCCGGTTTCCGGCGTCCAAAACGCGATCAATACCTATGAATCAGAAAAGCAGATGGAACAAATGGCGGAACCGTCGACCGAAGTTCCGTCTGATGATACTGCCAACCCGCCCGCAGAGGGCATTAACAATAACATGGCCGGGTAATCCCCGGCGGAAAGAAGGTCCATATGAATATCCTTGGTGTTACAATCAGCTATGCGCACATCTTCTACACGGTGGTCCTCGTTGTCCTCGGTTTCTTGGTATCCTACTACAAGGCCAACGCCAAGTTCCGCAGCTTTGTTGCCACTCTGATTAACGATGCGGAATCTCTCAGCAAGACCGGCCCGGAGAAAAAGGACTGGGTTGTCAGCCAGATTTACGCGATCCTTCCGGCGTGGCTGAAGCCCATTCTGACCAAAACAATTCTCTCGATGATTGTTCAGGGCACATTTGACAGCATGAAGCAGTACGCGACCAAATTGCTGGACACGACAATGAATACAGTATCGGCGGCAACCGCAACACTCCAGCCGATTGGCACGGTGAGCACGGACGTCGCGGCAACGGCATCCACCGGCGCGGATCAGGCAGCTGCAGTAAAGCAGAGCACAGCGTTGTCCAGCGGAACGCAGAGCGACAGCGTCAATGCTGCTACAGCTCCGGTCTCGGCCGCTCCTACCTCTGTACAGACTGAAAGCGGGGCGGTCGCGCCCGTCACCACGGACGCGAAATAATCCCCACATAAGATCAATAAGCCCTCTCGGCTGCTTCGGCGGCTGGGAGGGCTTATTTTTTTTGCTTATTTTCCGGCCATCATTCACCATGTATCCCGGCAAGGGATAAAATCCACCTCGGTATCTTCCGCAATCGGGTCGAGCGGTTCCCCGTCGAATTCGTTACCGTACTTGGTGCAAATCTTCGCGCTCCAATTTTTGCGCGGTTCGACGTCGACATAAAGCCGGCCGTCGCACTCATAAACCGGTCTGTCCCAGCTATCGCGGCCAATGTGGGTTAAAGTCAATTTTTTCGTAATTCATTCCTCCTTCAGAATCTCGATGCTGGTGCATTGCTGCATGTTATCCAAGACAGGCCCTAAATTGAAGAGTTGGCCCTCGTAGTATTCACGAGCCTCCTCTAGTGTGGCGTTGATGCGTGAGTACCCATAATCGCCATTGGCATAGTTGATTTTGAGCGAGAGCATTTCACACCTCCGAAATTATTCTCATTTCAAGGAACAATATATAATGAAAGGGGCGGCGTGTGATCCCCTGTGCCGACGGGTTCCCGCGACGCTCCCCGCGTTGGCTGCGCGGACGTTTCGGCCCGGTCCCTCCGGGCCATCATCAGGCGGGTGATTAGAATGAGTAATCGTAGTACTCCCGGCGATAGCCGACGCGGACGAACTGCCCTCTGCGCATCCAACCGCGCTTTGTCATCCGCACGCATTCCTCGGGTGCGTCCGACTGCGGCGTGTAACGATAGTCCTGACAATCGCTCATCCCGTTGTGATCGGTTCGCTCTGCAGCATCTTGACGCATCCAGAAGGTTTTTCCGCTGGGGCTTACCCGGCTGATGGTGTAAGCGTGGGTATCCGTCCACATGAGCAGCGTCGCTCCCATGCCGACCTCCGGCGTCGTAAAAGCTCCTCCGTCGAAGAATGCTGTGACGTTCGCCGTTACCGTTCCAAGACCGTTTGTCATAATCCTTTTCCTTTCTGCCGGGAACGTTGCCCAGCACGGCATTGATTATCGGTTCTGCCAAACCTCCAATTTGATGATTATCTTTTCAAGTTGATCGGCCTCTTTGACAGCTCCGATTTCGGACAAATGGTTCATGACGCTGATTAACCTTTCTTTCGGTTCGTTGCAATCACTTTTTAATGATTGAATTTCGCTTTTCATGCTCCATCCTTTCCGCCCTTCCGGGCCTCGCATTACGCGCCTTGCTTCTCTCCAAACTCGCGGTCAAACGCCTTTTGTGAGGCTCTGCGAGCTGCTTTTCTGTATTCTCGAATGGCAAAGTTGCTAAAATACATTTCCTCAATTTCGCCGCCAAGAACACGTGCTTCTTTACGCAGTGCTCGCTTTGTTGTCTCGCTGAATATTTCTTCTCCGGTTTTATAGTCCAGTCTAAGTTCAATGTACATCCTGTAAGTATTTCGATAAACCTTGCAATCATTATTGGGGCAATCCATTTCCAACATTCCGCCTAATGCCGCCGCTTCTTCTGGAATTTCGTAGAAGTCCATATCAATACCGCCTTTCATTTTACCTTGCCGGGCTTGTGACCCTGGCCTCGCATTACCGGCCCGGAGGCCGTCACTCTGCCTATTCCCCGAGGGTGATTTCGTCTCGATTGCCGCTATCGTACTCATCGCCAATGGTGGCCATTTCCGCCCAGTTTGCAATGTGCTCTGCTTCCTCGTGATCATATCCCATGTTGGTGAGCGCATCATAGATCACGTCGTAATCATTTGCCTTGTAGATAACGGTTACCCCGTTGTGCCTGATGTAGATGTGGCCGTACATTCTGGTTTCCTTTCTGCCCTCGTAACCTCCGGGGCGGGTCGTTGCGCTTAATCGAAGAACGGGCAGAGGGTATCGTTCCAGACCTCGTAGTACCAGTTGCGGGTATTGAACCTGATGTAGTGGTAATCGGTGGCGCAATAGACAGGGCGGCGGTCGATCTTTTTGCCGGTCTTGCGGCACTGGTGATGGCGGTTAACCTCTTCTTCGTCGATTTCATGGAGAATGGTCACCTTCGCAGGATCGAAATCGAACTCGCTGCAAATCCAGTCCTTGGCCTCTTCATCGGTCATGTAGTGGGCACACTTCCCATCGGCAGCCCCCTCCGCCAGCTTTTCGTAATCGGCCTGTTTAACGTTGTTATTGCTTTCGTAGGGCTTCCATTCCTGCTCGCTTTCGAGCTGGGCCTTGAGCCTCTCAACTTCTTTTTCAAGTTCGGAAATCTTCGCGGAGGTTTCCTTCTCGGCCTTGTCTGACGAAATGATTTTTGTAATGCTGGCCTTCCGTGCGATAGCATCGGCCATTCCGTTTTCGTTTTCCTTGTAGGCCTTGCAGAAAGCGTCCTTATCAATATTGCTTTCCATGTAAGCCGCTTCGATGAAGCTGTAAAGGTCTTGACTGGGGTAAAATCCGGTGCGGCTCTCGAACTCCTGAATCATCATTTTCGTGCCCTCCTGTAATTTATTAGTTCTCAAATATAATTAGCAAGTTATTAAAGTATTTCTTTAATTTCTCTGTAATTATATGATACTACAACATCTTTGAAATGTCAACAATAATCTTTGATGTTTCAAAAATAATCTTTGACAACACTGGATTACTATGCTATCATAAATTGCAGGAGGCGAAATTATGATATCTTATGATCCGCTATGGAAGCTTTTAATTGATAAGAAAATTAAAAAGATGGAATTGTGCAACATTGCCGGCATCAGTACGGCGACGATCGCAAAGATGGGGAAGTCAGAATATGTGGCTCTTCCAATATTAGAAAAGATATGCCTTGCCCTTGATTGCCGCATCGAAGACGTTATAGAAATCGGCAAATAATATGCGCATAATAAATACGCATAAATCTATTGACATGCGTATAGAATATGCGTATAATGGTTAATATAAGGAAGGGGGAAGAACGTTGACGGTTCGGGAGATTTTGAGGATACTTCATAATGACGGCTGGCAGGAAGTGCCGGGCCGAACGAAAGGGTCCCATATTCAGCTCAAACACCCCACAAAGCCCGGCAGAGTGACCGTACCGAACCATTCAGGCGATATTCCCCTTGGCACGTTGAAGAGCATAAAAAAACAGGCAAGGCTTGAGTAAAGCCCCACCTGAGGTGAGAAGGGAGTTATGTTTATGCGCAAATTATCATATTTGGCCGTCTTCGAGCCCAGCAAGGACGGTTTCGGCGTTTATTTTCCCGATCTGCCCGGCTGTGTCAGCTTTGGAAAAACGTTCGAGGATGCGCAGCGGGAAGCTGCCGACGCCCTCGGTCTGCATCTTTACGGGATGGAGCAGGACGGCGATCCTGTTCCGGAGCCGACACAGGTCCCCATGGTTGATCCAGACACTGCGCCGGGTTATATGATCTCTCCTGTTACCGTGTATCCGGACATGGTTCGTGACGAGTTGGATAACCGACGCGTGAAAACGAATATCACCTTGCCGGCATGGCTTAAAGAGGCTGCGGAGCAGCGGGGGGTAAACTACTCGCGAATCCTCGAAACGGCGCTCCGGGATTACCTCAATATACCACACAGCCAAACGCCGCCAGCCCAAGACAAAATGTAGGGAGTAGGGGAACCCGGCTCGGAAATTCCAGATTACAATATTGGTAATAATCTTCCGAAAACGAGATTTTTATATCGCCTTTTTTATATGCTCGTACTTAAAGGAGTAAGAGCATATGATAAAGATTTTACTGTCCCGCAAGCTGGGCGAGCTTCGCTGGACACAAGCTGATCTCGCGCGGGCCACCGGCATCCGGGCGGCGACCATCAACGCGCTATATAATGAAGTGACCGACCGGGTAAGCCTCGATCAGTTAAGTAAGATCTGTGAGGCGCTGGAATGCGATTTGTCCGATATAATGACGTACGTTCCGAACAAGGTTAAGACAGCGAAAACGCGATTGGGCGATAGGGAAAAGGGGTGAAGTGAACAGAAAGAGGGCCGTGATACAGTTGTGATACACTCCCGCTTTGAAGCGAAAAAACAATGCGTAAAATATGCAAGCTAAAGATGAAAGGCGGGCATAGGTGGACCATATAAATGCATTGATGCCTATGTCATGTTGAGTGGGAATAAAACCACTTTCCCCACGGAGCCAGTATTCATGCGGCTTCGCGGGGATTTTTATTACCTGTTGGCTATATTGCAAACTTCTCTTGACACAAGCGGTTTATTACAATCGAAAGCGCCGCAATCTGCCATTGGTAACGTCATTCTAACGGAATTTCGAAAAAAATTTTATCAGCAGCAGACGGCATAACACGCAATCTCGCGATATCCTTAATTGTAGTATGCATTGGGGTAGATAAGCAGTCCTTACGTTTTTTTGAAATTTCACGAAGTCTGAGACATGCGCTCCGACCTTTGCTTATTGTGTACCTTGCAAATTTAACCTGCCGCATAGTTCTTAATAAACTCATTTGGTGTCATACTATATTTTTTCTTAAAAACCTTAAAAAAGTAATAGTAATCGTAAAACCCACACATCATTGCAACTTCACGAATATTATTTTCACCATTCTTAAAAAGATTTTCCGCTTTTTTTAACCGGAAATCAGCCACATACTCGGAAAAACCGGTGCCAGTTTCGCTTTTAAACAATGAACTTAGATAGGAACCGCTGATTCCCAACTTGTCTGCAATGTTTTGCTGAGATATATTTTTTTTGTAATCTTGATGAATTAGATCGACTGCGGCCTTGATATAATGTGAATAGTGTGATTCTTCTGCGCTTGGCATATGAGAGATAACCTGTTCAAAAAGCAATTCAAAACGAAGCATAATCTTATCGAAATCATATGATGACATAATGTTGGGAATTGAGTTACCGCCGGAAAAAATGGATGTTTGTTTGACCTGAACCCCGAAAACTGAGCCAATAGAAAAGTTAGTCACAATATGATAAAATGCAAATGGAGTGATTAACATGAAAAAACGGTTCAGTGAGGAACAAATCATCAGAATTCTAAAAGAGCA